CGGTCCACGCGCAGGACGCGCAGGACGCATAGACCGCCGCGCAGGACGCGCGGCCTCTATAGCGCCCGCCGTTTCAACGATTTTACATTATTTAATGTTAAATTGTTAATATTTATTTTTTTGATTGTTTTTCTTGCTCTGTTGCGTCTTACTAAATCACTAATTTCTTGTTTGGTTAATTTTCTATATTTTATTCTAAGTGTAATTAGATGAGGTTCAATAAGAGTAATAATTTTTTTATTGTAAAACTCAGTTCCAGTATCATATTTAATATTTAATTCACGAAACTTATTTTGTAATAAGCGTTCAATAATTCCCATTTTTTCAATAGGAACTTCAAATACCACTTCAAAATATCCTCTCTTAATCTCACCAGTAGCATATTATGTATCCCTTTCTTGAATGTTATTTGCTTTACCCATTTTACACGCATCATCAACATCATACGATGAATGATTTCTAACATAAATATATCCGTTAGTTGATTTCATTTTGATAAAGTTCATATAAATTATGTAATAATATAATTACTAAATTATAAATCAATTTTTTATTATATTCTGGAAATAAAATAAAAAACTGGCATTTTAAATGTGCAAAATAAATTGAAATTCAAATATTTTAATAACTCATTTTGTATAATCGTTATACAACATAAATTGCAATTATAAATATGCCTTCTGCTTTTGATTTATTATTAGATGGTCTACCCCCAGATATTTTATGCAGAATAATCGCCTTTTACATAGAGAGAAACCAACACTCTGAAATTATAAAAGGTCTTTTCGATACAAAAGAAATACAATTATACGTTGATGGTAATATTGTCAATAAAACGCTATCTGATTTGCTAAAATATAAAGACGACCAAGACATTGTCAGTGGATGTCAATCGATGATCCAATTACTCGTTGGGTTAAAAATACTAAAAATGCCAAAGTATATGACAACGATAAACGGGTATGATAAATTAAAAGCTATATTAGAATTTTCGAGCAGTGAAATGCGCGTTTACGAATGGCGATGTACACTATCCGAAACACCCAACTATGCACATTTCTTTTAAAATATAATAAAAAAAATGAATATTATATTGAATAGTTTAAATATATATAATATTATATATATTTATACAAAAATGAATAAACGATGCGGATATTTAGGTTTAATTATTGGTCCCATGTTTTCGGGTAAATCTACAAAATTAATCCAAGTTATTAAAAAATATAAAACATTAAATAAAAAATTAATAATTATTAAACCATCGTTAGATAATAGATATACGAATGATTCTGAAATTTGTACACACGATATGGAAAAACAACAATGTACTATAATTGATTGTAATGAATTATCAAGCATATTGACACATAAAGATTATATATTATCAGATATTATAATAATAGAAGAGGGACAATTCTTCTTAAATCTATTTACAACTATTCAACAACTACTAAATGATAATAAAACTATATATATTAGTGCACTAAATGGCGATTCTAATCAAGAACTGTTTGGAGAAATTTATAGACTTATGCCAATATGCGATAATATTGAATTTTTACAAGCATTATGTTTAGATTGTAATGACGGAACGCCCGCTATATATTCAAAAAGATTATCTTTAAATACCGAACAAATATTAGTAGCAGGAGCATCTGAATATAAGGCAGTTTGTCGTTATCATAATTCAATATTAGATTAAGTATTTAATGCCAAAAATATGTAATAATTTAATTGAAATAAATCCAATTAAATTATAAAAAATTGTAAATTTTTTTTAATAAAAACTATAATATATAATATTATAATTAGACTGTGATTGTACAAATGGATAATAATTCCCAAATGGTAAGCAAGGAAAATAAGATATTAATCTTATTTGCTTTTTGGGTAATGGAGTCATGGCACATGTGGCTCAATTTTAAAAAGAAAGAGCTCAGTAAGAAACTGAGTGATTCCTCTGGAGAGACAAAGCCCGAGAAACAAATACATCCAAATTACTATGAAAACGGCGGGCGCCGCGCAGTTTAGGATAAATTATTTTAATAATTTCTCTGATAAACTGCGACCCATATTATGCAATTTTTATTATTTGATATTATTTTGGTAATCTACGCAATTCTCTAACTGTTTTTCCTGTTCTCCAAATTTCCATATTAGAAATTATTTGTAATTCATTATCTAATTTTTTACGATATTTGATATCTTCGCCTTGTTCTAATACTCGTTTAACTTCAGTCCCATCATATACGCTATCGTATAATTCATTTATAACTGGTTTTAATACCTTTTCAAATTTTGGATACCAATCAATTGCTCCCCTCTGCGCAGTTGTGCTACAATTCTTATACATCCAATCCATACCCTGTTCATCAATTAATGGCATCAAACTTTGTGTTAATTCTTCAACTGTCTCATTAAATGCTTCTGATGGAGAATGACCTCTTTCGCGTAAAACATTATATTGTGCCAAGAATAATCCATGAATTGCTCCCATTAGAACACCACGTTCTCCAACTAAATCACTATGAACCTCTTTTTCAAATGTTGTCTTATATAAATATCCACTACCTATTGCAAATCCAATATGTTTTACTACTTCTTCTGCATCACCAGATAAATCTTGATGAATGGCAATGCTAGAATTAACACCGCGTCCACTTATAAATGATGACCGTAATGTTCTACCAGAACCTTTTGGTGCTACCATAATTACATCCATATCTGGCGGAACAATTTTGGTCTGATCTTGATATACTATACTAAATCCATGTGAAAAATATAATGTTTTATTTTTATTAAGAAACGGAAAAACTGATTTTTCCCAGGTTTGTTTCTGTCCCGCATCTGATAAAAGATTCATTATAATATCTCCTTTTTGTGTTGCTTCTTCAATTGTAAATAAATCAATCCCAGGAATAAATCCATCTTTAATTGCATCATCAAAACTATTACCATTTCTTATACCAAGTAATACACATAAACCATTGTCTTTTAAATTTAATGCTTGTGCCTTACCCTGTGGTCCATATCCTAATATGGAAAATGTAGTATATTTAAAATATTGTTGAACCTTTAATAGTGGATAATCAGAACATTTTACAATTGATTCTACTGTATCTGCAAATTTAATTGTTGAAAACTTACGAAATATAATATTTGATCTAATTATTCTGCGATACATTATAATAATTAATAATTATTTAATTATTATTTATATTATTAATAATATAAATAATTAATAATTAATTATTAATTATTATAATGCTAAACAAATATTCAAGAATTTTAACAAATGACATAACAAAGGGTGCTACTAGATCAATGTTATATGGTTTAAAATTTACGGATGATGATTTCACAAAAGGATTAATTAGTATTGGTTCTGTTACATTTGATGGAAACCCATGTAATGTTCATACTGGAATATTGGCAGATCATATTAAAACAAGTATCAATAAATCTAACCATATGAAAGGATTGAGATTTACGATGCCGGGAGTATCTGACGGTATTACTATGGGTACTGATGGTATGCGTTATTCATTATATTCTCGCGAATTAATAGCAGATTCAATTGAAACTATGAATTGTGCACACTATTATGATGGATCTATTATAGTTCCAAGTTGTGATAAAAATCTACCAGGGGCATTAATAGGACTTGCACGTGTTAATCGCCCGTCTATTATTGTTTATGGTGGTTCAATAAAGCCAGGTTGTTATAATTCAGAACCAGTCGACATTGTAAATGCATTTCAAAGCTACGGTCAACTAATTAATAAACAAATAACAAATGACGAAAGAAATAAATTATTAAAAGAATGTTGTTCTGATGGTGTTGGTAGTTGTGGTGGCATGTATACTGCAAATACTATGGCGTGTGCTATTGAAGCAATGGGTATGTGTCTTCCATATAGTTCGTCTTATCCGGCGGATTCTACTGAAAAGATTTTAGAATGTAGTTCAATAAATGAACATATGTATAGATTACTGAAAGATGATATTAAACCAACCGATATAATTAATAAACAATCACTTCAAAATGCTATTGTAACTATTATTGCATTGGGTGGTTCTACTAATGCAGTATTACATATATTAGCACTTGCACGTACAATGGAAATTAAATTAGATATTGATGATTTTAGTAGAATTGGAAAAAATGTTCCATTAATTGCGAATATGAAACCATTTGGGAAATATTTAATGCACGATTTACATTTAAATGGCGGGACACCATCCATTTTAAAATATTTATTAGATACTAATTATTTAGATGGAAATTGTATGACTGTTACTGGGAAAACATTAAAAGAAAATTTAGAATCAATAATACCAATATCTAATAAAAAAATATTTGATCCAATTAATCCAATTAAAAAATCATCACATATTAATATTATGTATGGTTCTGTTGCACCATCCGGTAGTGTTGGTAAAATTACTGGTAATGAGGGTGTATTATTTGAAGGAATAGCGTGCGTATATGATACCGAAGATGAGTTTATAGAAGATCTTCAAAATAATAAAATTTTATTAAACTCTGTTATAATAATCCGATATCAAGGTCCAAAGGGTGGTCCGGGTATGCCAGAAATGCTTCGTGCCACTTCTGCAATTATTGGATATGGTATCAAAGATTCAATTGCATTTTTAACAGATGGGCGGTTTTCTGGTGGTTCTCATGGATTTATTGTAGGACATATTACACCAGAAGCATATGATTGTGGGCCAATTGCTTTAATAGAAAATGGTGATAATATTATTATTGATGCAGTTAAAAATGAAATTAATCACAATGTATCAAATAAAATAATGAATGAACGGCGAAATAACTGGAGTATTCCAAATAGTGTTGTAAATAATATTGATAAGTTTAGTTGTTTATCAAGATATAGAAAAGTAGTTGGTTCAGCGACAGATGGATGTATTTTAAAATAATTATACTTTTTATTTTATATTTATTTTATAATTATATGAATTACAATTATAAAATTATAAAAAAATTTAGTCACTATGGTGATATTTTAGCAATTCCATTTTTTGCATTATTAATAATTTATTTTTATAAAATAAAAAATAAATCTAAATACGAATATATATTATTTTATTTTTCTATATCTGGATTTATATTAGATATTTTATTTACATATTTTTTTATAAAAAATACATCTACTAGATATAGTATGTTATAACATTAACTTGTATTTTAACTATTGAAAACAAGAACAAAAACTTTATAAATATGTTAAATAAATATTGTACTGATATTATATATATATATTGATAAATCTTATAATATATATAATATATCAGTTCAATTTAAAATGAACTTACAAGGTTTATTTGATAGACCAACAGAATTATTTGAATTATTAATAAAAAAATCCAATGACAAATAATCAATGAATAATATTATCATGAATATATTAATATATATCATCAAAATTATCTAATATATATTCAGTTATAGAATATACCAAATCAAATGATATTCTTTTTCTTGCTATATCTTTACTTTCTCTATAATTAGTTAAAAATAATGAATTGTATTTTTTTCTATGTTCTTCTAAATATTTATTAAATTTTGTTATTAATTGTTTTTGTTTATCTTTTTCTATTTTAGGTTCAATTATTAATGATGCATATGTTCTTGCTGTTTGGTTTGGTGTGTTATCTATATATATATCTTTATCTTCAACAAATGATAAACCGATCTGATTACTTATATTATCATCTATACATTTTACTAAAATATTTGTATTTGATTTTGCTTTATTTTTTTTGGTTAATCGTGTTATTTTATATGTATTTTTTAATTTTAGATTATATATATCACCGCCAATCATAAAATTATTTGTATTGTTTAATTTAGTTTTTATAATTGTTTTTGATGGATATATAATTACATTTAATTTATTATTATCGTTATTATTTTTTAGTTCAAATTGAAAAGAACAAATTGTATAAGTTGTATTGTCAAAAACTTGTTCTTCGAATATATTTAACAATATAATATTATATTTTTCTAAAAATGCTTTTCTTAATTCTATATCTGCTATACGGATTGAAGACCAAAAATTTAATGGAATTATAAATATTCCACCCAAACAAATATTTGTTAAAATATCTTTAATAACACATTTATATAAATCATTTGCTCCATATTTATCAAATAATGTTTTGTCTTTTGATTTATTTCTTGCTAAATATGGAGGATTTGTTATTAAATATTTATTGTTATAAATTGGAGGATTTTTTATAGTATCTTTTTTTATGATATAATCCTTTTTTGGATCTATATCATAACATTCAATAATATATTTAACATTATTTTTTTCTTGTTCTTTTTCTACAAAAGTTATTAAATCACCATTGCCCGTAAATGGTTCTATAATATTTTTTATGTTATTAGGGATGCTCATTCCTTGTAAAATATATTCTTGATTAGTTGTATAAAATTGACCTAAAATTTGTTTTGTAATCTTATTTTTTTTTTTATTAATTGGAATAGGAATAACAATTTCATCATTATTAACAATTTCTTTGTTATTCATACTATCTATCATATTATTTATATTAAATATATTTCTTATATTATTATATATATTTAATTCAATTTCTTACAACAAAATATATTATTATATTTTGTGACAATAATGATAAATTTTTATTAAGAAGGTGCTATACCGCTAAATGATTTTAGTTTCGTATTTAATAACATCATATCGTCTAATGCTTTACCTGGCGCAACTAGAGGTAAGCACAAATCACTTTCAACGCGTACATTACATAATATCGCTTTATCATAGTTTATTACATAATCAACAACATCTTTTAATTCAGATTGATTATTTAAATCTATACTCGCAATACCATAAGATTTTGCCAACATTGTATAATCTGGATTTGATGAACAATCTGTAGCAATATAATTTTCATTGTAAAATAATTTTTCCCATGCTCTCACCATTGACATTTTTCCATCATTCATTATAAACATTTTAATGGGAAGTTTATAACGAGAAACTGTTTGTAAATCCGCTAAAGTATGATTAAATGAACCGTCGCCATCAATATCTATTACTGTTTTTGTTGGATTTGCAATTTGTGATCCAATCGCATATGGTAATCCAGCACCCATAACACCAAGACTACCTGAAGTTATAAATTGTTTTGGTCGAGTCCATCTAATAAATTGTGCCGTCATCATTTGGTGATTTCCGACACCACTTGTTATAATTGTATTATGTGGGTCAATTGATTTATTAATTTGTTCAATTACCATTTGTGTTGATAGTTTTCCATTATCTAATTTATTATATGTTATTGGATATTTTGTTTTCCAATTTTTAATCATTGAAAACCATACCGAACGATCTTGAATATTATTATTATACTCAATTCCGTTCATCTCTTTTAAAAAAGTCCCACAATCTACATTAATACTATAAACTCTTCTTTTTTCTGTATTTTTTATAATTCTTTCTAATTCTGAATATTCAATATTTACGTGAATAATATTTTTACATTTTGGTGCAAATAATGAAATATTTCCAGTAATCCTATCATCAAATCTGGATCCAATTGCAATTATTAAATCAGCATTTTGCATTGAATGATTTGCTACTGGAAATCCGTGCATTCCAAGAAATCCCAAAGATAAATCATGATTTTCATTAAAGGTACCCATTGAATGAATTGTTGATGTTATTGGTAAATTATATTTAAGTATAAATTCTCGTAATTCTCTTGGGTAATTATTAACTCCTTTACCTATACATACAATTGGTTTATTAGATTTTAATATTAAATCATTTATCATATCATAATCATATATTGACTTGTCAATATATTTATTTTTATCTTTTTGAACAATATTTGAACCATTTTGTTTATTAAGAATACACTTGGGTAAATCAATATGTACTGCTCCTTTTTTTCCACTATTTGCTACCCGAAATGCCTCATTCGTTAATTCAAATAAATCATCTCCATCTGATGCACAATAAGACCATTTCGTACATGGTTTTGTTATATCAACTGCGGGGCATTCTTGAAATGCTAATGTACCCATTGCAGATAATGGTACTTGTCCCGAAAATACAACCAATGGAGTACTATCGTTTGTTGCATCTAATATTGGAGTAACCATGTTTGTTAATCCAGGACCACTTGTAACTATAACTACACCAGTTCTGTTACTTGATTTAGCATATGCTGTTGCGGCGTGTCCGCAATTTTGTTCATGGTTATTTATATAATAATTCATTTTATTATCTTTGAATAAATCAATTAATGACATTATCGCTCCACCACTATACATAAATACATTTTTGACCTTATTATTAAGTAATCCATTATAAACTGCCTTTGCACCTATCATTGTCATATTAATATAGATTAATTATTTATTTTTTATATAATATTTAATAAAAATTGAAATATAATATCAAAGTTAATATAAATATTATATATTTAACACACACTAACCCACAAAATGAACAAAAAGGAGATATTGACCCAATTTGTTAAACTAATGGATGAAAAGAATTACAAAAAAGTAAAAGAGATTTGTTTAGAAAATATCAAAAAGTATCCAACATGCTCACAGGTATATTTTTTAATTGGTATATATTATAAAAATATGAAAAATATGACAGAGGCATTAATTTCTTTTGAAACGGCAATTAAATACGATAAACATCATTTCTTAGCACATATTAATATTATTCGTATATTAATATGTCAAAAAGATACAATCAAATCATTAGATATTATTAATAAAGCAAAAAATATATTTCCAAATGAATATTTAGTATATATTGAATCATCTAACTTATATTTAAATTTAGATGATATTGATATGGCATTTATTGATAACAAAAAAGCGCTTAAATTAAACCCAAATTCAGAACAAGCATTTTATCAAGGTGGTTTAATATATACTAGACTATATGTTGAAACAGAAGAACCAGAAAAAAAAGAAGAATATTTTAATCAGTCAATAATTCATTATCTAAAAACTATAGCAATTAATTCATCAAATACAAATGCACTTTTAAATTATGGTGCTATGCTTGCAAAAAAAGCAGCAGAGTCATGTAATACAGAATCTGAATATATGAATTATTTAGATTTTATTCATAATAATTTAGATGCTAAAATTCAATTTGAACGAATTATTAAAATTAATCCATTGGATGTAATTGCATATTATAATCTTGGATTAGTTTTAGTATCATTGAAAGAATATGATAAAGCAAGAGATCAATTTAAAAAAGCAATTAAAATTAATCCATTATATGAAGACGCAATATTAGAATTAAAACTATTAGATGCAATTAATTTTTAATTGTTTAAATTATAATTTAAACAATTAAAAATTAATCTATAATAATATAATGAGGGTATTATCTTTTGATGTTGGAATAAAAAATCTTGCGGGGTGTATATTAGAATGGAACGAAACTGATAATATGACATCTAATCTTAAATTACATTATTGGGATGTTATTAATGTAATTGATAGTAAAAAAAAAGAAGATGAAATACAATATAAATGCTTACATGTAAATTGTAAAATGAAGGTTAAAGCATATATTGAATTTAATAATATTAAATATTGTTTTTGTACACGACATACAAAAGATAAGGATATATTGACTAATCATTTATTTGAACCATATTGCGAATCAAAATTTACAGAATCCATATGTGGTAATTGTTCTCATTGTCATGTGGAAACAGCATCTAAACGCAAAAAAACATTATATACAAATACAGAATTAGATATAATATTATGTACAAAACATCATAAACAATTAATTACAAAATCAACGAATGCTCAAAAAAAATTAATATCTTTTAAGAAATCAAAAGTAAAAGATATGACAACAAATGATTTAAAATTACATCTAATTAAATGTTTGGATGCAAGAAAAGATATTTTTTTAAAAGATATTGATATGGTATTAATTGAAAATCAACCAACATTTAAAAACCCAACAATGAAATCTGTGTCTGATACAATTTATACATGGTTTATGATAAGAGGAATTATTGATAGGGATATAAATAATTCATCAATTAAAGAAGTTAAATTTATTTCTCCTTCTAATAAATTAAAAGAATTTAATACAGAAACAATAGATGATGCAGAAGATAATCAAAAATATAAAATAACAAAAAAATTATCTATTGAAAATACTAAAACAATATTGGCATCATACTGTTTAAATGAATCAATAAATAGAATTTTGTCATTTGATAAAAAAGATGACCTTGCAGATTGTTTTCTTCAGGGATGGTATGTATTAAATTCCATACACAACGATAAATTATATACAGAATGGCAAATACTATACGATAGTATTAAATTAAACGTAAAATTAGATGTTTAAACAGCGAATAATGAAACGGCATAAAAATAAATTTTTACGGTGTTTGCTATGGGCATGTGGGTTTGCAGCAAACCCACATGCCCGTCGCCTTGTCGAAGGTTACTGTATCGTGCCCGCAGAAGATACAGGAGTAAGTTTTGGTCGGGTCCCTGTTATAATGGCACCACACGTAGTGCCATTTTCCTTGCGACCAGCAATCGGGACATATCGGTGGTGATGAGATCAATGACGCACTCAGTGCGTCATTGATTCCCATGAATGGCGGCAGAGGTTTGTTGGAATCCATGAGTGGCGCTAGAGTTTCGCCGGGACCAAGTATTATAGTTTAAAAATTGAAAATATAATATAAAATAATTTTCAATTTTTTTAAAATTATTCATTTTGTTTAATAATATCAACTAATTTATTAGTTCTATTCGCAAGTGGTTTATTTCGTTTTAATATACATTTATTCGAGCGTATATTAGTATTGGTTAAATTTTTATTATCTTCCTCTATTATACCTATAATAGAAATCATTGGTGGAAAAAAACATCTAAATTCTTTATTAACTATAAAAAAACTTTCTCTAAATTTATTAATATCTAACGGACCACCAAACATATTTAATGTTTGTCTTGGTGGTGCCGGATGTATTGATATTTTATTTTCTGGATCTATTTTATTTTTCATTTGATATATATTTGTTTGTCTATCCCAAATTTTATAATCATTTAAATCTAAATTATACGCCATCATACAATTAAAAGAACAAAAACAACCCGACAAATTAAAATCATTTTTATTTATATATTCTGGAATACCTAATGGTATATTATTAAAACCATGGCAACACCACCAACATGCTATTTTTGTTTGTTCTTCAAATTTATTTAATAATTTATTAAATAAATTTACTTTTGACTCATAAATTTTTTTATTAAAATCAGATGAATTACTAATTATCCCATTTTTTAAATATGTTATTTCTTCTTCTAATTTATTTATTTTATTACTATGTATCTGACACTGTTCGCAATTATAATTCGAACAAACTGTATTTGTCATATGTACTATATCTTCTGTAAAATCTACATAATTTGATATTGGCGGAATATTTTCAATATTTCTAATTTTAGTAATATCTCCAATTTTTAATGGCAGATGAACGATTAAATTAGAAATAATATCAATATCAGATGTACCCATAAGTTCAATTATTTTATTATTTGTTGATTTTCTTCCTCTTTTTTTTAATAAAATTGTTTCGGTAATTTGTGGATTTAATAATTTATTTTTTGGTTTTCTTCCTCTTTTTTTTTTTTCAATCAATACTGGTTTAATTTCATCTTGTATTTGATTATTTATAGTTTTATCACATATAAAACTCGATTCATCTAACATTTAATAAGTAATTAATATATATAATATCTTTAAATTTAATTAAAATTAAGTATTCGAAAATTGTATATTTTTTCTATTACTTAATCTACTTTTTGTTTTTATACTAGCGCTTATAGATGGTTTATTTGTATCAGAATCAGAAACAATAGTATCTCCAATAGTTATACTAGTACTATCTATTAAATTTGTTGGCATTGAATTTTTAATATCTTGTAATAAATTTTTAACAGATATTGGTTTATTTTGGTTATTTTGTACTGATTCGTTTTTGGTTACCGACGTTGGTTTATTTTGGGTAGATGGATTTGGTTTATTTTGGGTAGATGGATTTGGTTTATTTTGGGTAGATGGATTTGGTTTATTTTTTAATTTTTCCTCGTGTAATTTTTTTACATTTTCATATAATTCTTTTTTTTTATCTAATTCTGATGGACCACTAATTGACTTATTTATATTTGATTGTAATTTCGCCATTAATTGTGGATTATTTTTAATAACATCTTCTAACCCGGGTAAATTAGATGCCATTGACTGTGCCATATGAAATGAACCAGCACTCATCATTAACATCATCATTAATTTTAATTCTGGTTCTATTTTTTTACCATTTCCTTTGTATTTTTCTAATAGCTCTCCAAATACTTCGTCAAAATCATCTTTATTTATTTTAACCTGATCTGACCAACCCTTTAATTTAAAACCGAATGGATCGTATTTGTCATTTAAAAATTCCATTCCCGTTATTGCATTACACATAAAACTTTTTGCTAATTGTACACCATTTTTCTTACTTTGAGCATCAGAGTGATATTTTAATTCTGCCTCCATTTCTTCAATTTCGGAATCCATTGTATATTTTTTTGTTAGTTCAATTCCTATATTTTTTAGATGAATTAATTTTGCAAAACATTCCATTTTTCTAAATTTAAGTTCTTTGGAATATGCAATACTATCATACGTATCTGTTTTATTATTTTGTTTATTTTCTTCATTTTTAGGCGATAAACTAATTTTTGTAATTTGTGGTATTTTATTATTATCTGGCGATATAATATTATCAATTGAATTTTTTATATCATTGTGTATTTGTTCTTTAAAATTATTATTAGGTGACGAATTACTGCGATTTCTTAATGATAATCTAGATGACGAATTACTACGATTTCTTAATGATAATCTAGATGACATTTTTTGTTTAGAACTTGAAGATAATAATTTATTATCTGCTCTGTCAGAATTAAAATTAATTTTTTGAGAATTATCATTTTTATTATTAAAATCTACTAAAAATGATTCATTATTATCAGAATCGGGTTCGTTTATAATTTGTGCTATTTGTTTAATTGGTTTTAATTTATTTGGATCAGCAAGAAATTCATATAATAAATCTGTAGAAATTTCTCGATTTGTCATTAGTTTATAATAATTTTTATTAGAAAAGTATTTATATTATTAAACTTAAATAATATTATTTTCAACTAAATAATCTTGTGTATAATGCTCTAGTTGATTTAAATGTTCTAGTTCATTTAAATCATTTCGTAATTTATTATACGTATATAATTGGTCAATTATTAAATAATTAATCCCTAACAGTAATCCTAATGTAAAATCTTTATCTATAATAATAAATATTAATATTAAATATAATATTTTAAAAAAAATATTATTATAAACATTAATATTTACATTATTATTCAAGTATCCTAATGTAAATATACATAATAATGACAAAAAGGTTGTTATATATTTATTACAAAAATTCATCTATAATATATTATAGATGAATTTTTAAAATTTAAATTAAATTTCAAAAATTCATCTATAATATATTATAGATGAATTTTTAAAATTTAAATTAATCTATAATTTAATTATATATGTATTGTTCTATACAAGAAGCTTGGCCAGAACATAAATTTCAAAATCATCGTTTAAATAATATTGAATATTTTAAAGAAGATAATATTAATAATAAAGTATTAGAACCAATTAATAAATGTTTTTCAATAATAGAACATATCGAATCGTGTCCAAATTGTCGTAATTATATATTACAAAAATATGGATCACATCAATTCTCTAAATTATTTGAGACTAATCCACAATTAAAAGAAACAATAATAATATTTTTAATTGGAATTGTAATATTATTAATATTAAATTTATTATATAAATAATATTTATAAATTCCATTTAATATAATATACATTTGGGGCATAAAACGAAATATCAGTTATTTGATTATCTTCTCTTATATTTTCCATTTTTTTATTAAGATATTTTAGGCAATCTGTAAATGGATATGAAATTTCGTCCATTATAAATTCTGGTACAATATATAAACAATAATTATTTCCTAATTCTGCATTTGTATTAATTGTTTGACATATTTTATTAAATATTTTTTTATACACTGTTTTTTGTGTATCTTTTATTCGTTCATTCTGTATTTTTATTAACGATAATTTTAACATATAAATTTTAATAATATTTTTATTTTACTTAAAAATATTATTATATATTAAATAAATGAATTCAAATGATAAAAATTTAATAAAAATTTTAGATATTAACACATTAGTAATTTCTGGTGGAGGTATGTGTGGATTTTTATTTATTGGTTCTATTAAATTACTATTTGAACTAGATATTATTAAAAAATTTAAATTTTTTTACGGAACATCTATTGGTAGTTTTATTATTTTATTTATAATATTAGGATGGAATTTAGAAGAATTATTGAAATTTTCAATCAATTTTCCTATTGATTCTATAATAGATTTCGATATTGATACTTTTATTGAAAATTATGGATTAGTGCCAAAAATTAATTTTGAAACTATTATTAAAAAAATTATAACATACAAGGGATTTGGCGAAAATATAACATTTAAAGATTTATATATACAAACATCAAAAGAAATAAATTTTATTACATATTCACTTAAAAATAATAATTGTCTTGTTATTAATCATATAAATACACCAGATTTGATGGTATGGGAAGGATTATATATGACCGCATCATTACCAATTCTTATTCCACCATATATATATAATAATAATGTATATATTGATGGAGGAATAATTGATAATTTTCCTATAGATAGGGTTAAATTAGAAAATAGATCTAAGATTTTTGGTATATGTATTAATTCATATACTCCTACCTGGTCTAATCTTGAAAAATATATATTAGATAAGGATTTAATTAATTATTCATTAGAATTAATGAAAATATTTTTTTCAAGATCTAATAATTATTTGACAAATAATTATATAAAATTAAATAATAATATTAATAATATGTTTGATTTTAAAATGAATAGTAGTTTTAGAGAAAAACTCGTTAATGTTGGATACGAACAATCATTAGAACAAATTAACCCACTTATTGAAAATATTTTTAAAGAACAAGTTAAAGATAATTATAAACATAAAAATAAATATAATCTTTCAATTTATAATGAAATTTAAATATTCTTTTTAAAATTCTTTGCTACCTTGAAATTATTATTCTCTATATCTCGTTTTGATAATATTTCATCATATGATATTATTTCTGGTTTTATTTTTCGATTAATTTGTATTGGCTCAAATGCCTCATTTATATCCGAAATTGATGATAATAATTTATTAGAAACTAATTTTAAATTCGTATTTAATTCATTGTATGGTAATATTTCGGTATTTGTATTTGTATTTGAATTTATTATTGTTGTTTCAAATTTATCATTAAATATATGCTTAAACCCTTCTAATTTAATATCATCGGCACTAAATATATTTTCTATTTTCAACATTTCGCGTTTCTTATTTTCAAGATATATTAATTCCTGTAAATCTTTATCATCTATCTTTTTATCAACTATTACATCTTCTAAATTATTTATTTGAGTATTGTCTATTAAAATAGTCTGCTTATTTTTAAAATGTTGTTTTAAACTTGTATGATCACCACCATGATTTAATGTTAATATATCATTACCTTCTATCATTTTAATCAAATTATCTTTGTCTTCTACTATCATATTAATTAATATTTTTGAAATATCTGTTATAAATGATAAAAATTGTCCTGATTTTATTTCATCTATTATTATTGATACATTATTAACATCTACTGATATTTCAGTTGAATTAATATATTTATCAGGATGATATTTTAATGCAAGGTTGTAATATTTATTAGTTATCATTTTCTTAATATTTGTAATATCTATCGTCCTAATATTAAATAAATCAATAAAATCAATATCTACAAATGATGTTGTATCATATTTATTATTAATCTCGATTAATTTTCTATATAAATAATCCGTATTTGACATATAAAATAATATTTATTATATAATTTATATTTATATTACATAATTATATTAATAATGAGTAATAAATTAGATAGATATTTTGCATCTATATATTTAGCAATGATTGGTGATAAAATTGGATTTGGTAATGGCGATAGAGAACAAAATTATATGAAAGGTCATATTAATATTGATAATAAAAATTGGCAAGAAATTGGGGAAAGTCTTAGTAATATTATAATATTTAAATTTATCGCAGAAGGTGGAATTTCTAATATTATTTTAAATGAATTAAAAATATCTGATGATACAATTATGCATTTAGATACTATAACTGGTTTATTAGAAAAATATTCAGATAGAAACGAGTTATATAATATTATATGTAATAAATATTTAGAGTCATTTAAAAATTTAAATGAAATGAGAGATGTGTATTTAGCGGGAAGACAAACTATCGAAGCTATTAAAAATATTAATTCGGGTATGAACTGGAAAATATTTTCATATAATAAATTAGCAGGCGGTAATGGTGGTGCTATGAGAACAATGTGTATTGGTTTAGTTTATAATGATAATAATAATTTATTAGCTCTAATAGAATCATCTATTATGATATCTTCTATCACACATCCCAATTGTATATCTTTTATTGGTTCTATAATTTCAGCATTATTTACATCATATGCAATAAAAGATATGATACCAGAAACATGGATATTTGAAATTATAAGATTATTAGAATCAACAATTATCGACGATATTATTGAAAAAATAAAACCATCATATATAGAATTTTTTAAAGAAGATAAAAAAATATATTTAAATAAATTATTAACATATGTTGAACAATCTTTTGACGAAACTTATAATTATATTATTAATGAAACACACATGAGGTCTGTATTCCCATGGAAACGAACATTATATTATTTTGAAGAATTTTCAACTAACAAAAAAATATTATATCCCGGTGCTGGTGCTGATGATTGTATTATTATTGCATATGATTGTATTTTAATGTCTAAAAATAATTATGAGAAATTAATATACTATAGTATGATTAATATTTATGACTCAGATACCATTGGATCTATTTCATCTGCATGGTATGGAGCATTATATGGATTAAATAAAATTCCAAATAATTTAATTATAGAAAATAGCGAAATGTATATTACTATAAATAAATATGCTATAGCATTATTTAATAAATATAATTAATAATTTTATATTTTAATTTTAATTAAAATATAAAATTATTTTCTTGCTTTATAAATATAAAGATAAATGTCCGATACCCAGTTTGAAAAATATTGGAAAAAAAACAAATATTTACAAGTATATATAGGTCCTAATTTAAATGGAAATTTAACAAAGGAAGACCTAGTCGTAAAACAAGTAGCATGGGCATTACAACAAATTACTAGAGGCTACTCTCACTTGGTATCATTTAATGATGCAAAGTTAGTTTATTTATTCATTAAAGATGTAGACGTGGACAAGGAGGATGTAAATAATGAAATTTTTAAATGGCTTGGTGAAATGAGACCAATTATGAAGGTAATATATGGTTTTGAACAAAAATATGTAAGTGGTATTGATACTTTAATAGATGATGTCGAGATCTACAAGTCCGTCAGTGAAGCCATTGGTGCCATTCAGGACGAGCGCCGCGGTGGCACCGGCATGTCCAATGCCCTCGTCGAGAAGGCCACCGCGGCGCTCGTCGAGAAGGCCGCTGGCCTCGTCGAGAAGGCCGATCGTCAAGAAGACAAGGGCCTTATTGACGATCGCCTTCGAACTGCCATTCGAACTGCCTTCAGCGCTGAAGGCAGCATCAACGCATCTGATGTATTTAAAGCCGCAGTACTCCCCGACGATACCGGCCTCGTAGATGTCGACGTATTTCCCGTCATCGGCCTTTTCATTTCCAATGGAAACACAGCCGCCGCCATAGAAACTAAAGCAATAAATGAGGTAGATACCACAATAGGCAAGGTCCCCAAATTCTTCAAAGAATTAGCCGACAGAGAAGTAACAGGCATTAAAATTTCTGACTTCCCTAATTTTACAACAACTATTAAAGATCACGGTAAATTATTACCCGAATTTACAAAAATATTAGAGAAGTTACCAAAACCCCATGAAATTAAAGAATTTCAGGAAAAAATAATAAAAACATTTAAAGAACAGTTAGGTGCCAACACACCTATCGACTTCATCCCAGTAAATTACCCACAATTTAATATAACCTCTAGTGCAAATATAGACGAAAAAAATTTCGAACTCATCAAATTTAATATTGACCTATTAAATGAAGTTCGATTGTTTAAAACAATTTATAATATTGCGAACATGCTTGACGCCTCTGCCGCAAAACAAAAAATCACATATTTATTAGCATCTAGACAAAAAAAATATGAGGAATTTAAAGATGACCCCGAATTCCGTAAATATATATATTTAAAATCAAAAGAAGATATATATTTTTTAAAAGCTATAGAAAAAATAGATGGGAAGTATATCATAATGCATACTAATTCTGCACATAACATGTTTGAATATATACACCAAGATGATACAACAATGCAAGTTACCAATGGTATACGAATTGCAGATAAAGACGGAAACGTAATAGATTACAATATTGACAAATTATTAAAAGAGAATACTGATTTTTGTAAATTATATGGTATAACCTCGAAATCCGATGATGATGAAAATTGTGCTAAATTACATGCAGGGTTTCTGGTTTCCGGTAAACATACGGTGGACCAGTTAAAAGCACTCAAGGTATCAACACATAATTTTGAGAATACTTGGGCAGATTTTGATGAAAAAAAACAAAAAAAACATGCGCATACAATATTAAATAGATTTGGGTTTACGGGGAGACCACAAGATAATACTATAGTATATTGGTCAAATAATTTACCATATTTATCTGCTGATGATATTGCGAAAAAGCATGGTATAGCAGATAAATCGACCATAATATATCTTCATGAACTAATGAAAATAGCTGGAACTATCGATTTTAGTCAAAAAGGCGGGGGTGGAGGAACCAGACTTAATATGAAAGATATACCCGCTCTTATAGAAAACATAAAAGCAAGTGTTATAAAATTAACAGTGAATGGATACGATTTTAGTCAGTCTAAAGCTACTAAATTGACACAAAAACTTATAGAATTAGAAGAACTGTATAAAGCCGTTAAAGATGACTTCGAAAAATTAGCTATTACAAAATACATAAAAGAGTCAAGTCCGAATACGGAGATTAATGATGCAATGATAATTACCAAAAAGGAAGCGATTGATAGAAGTATTGCAGAGCTTCAAGCCAAGCAAGCTACCGCATCGAAATGGGAAATGAACTTATTTCAATTATTATCACGTTAATGAATATAGCTACCAAATAAATCGCACTTCTTAAAAGTATTGATAATCGTACGATCAAATAAACTGTTACAGCGACCTTATAACCAATATTTACAAGGATTTTTAGATAATGCCTCAAAATAATAGTCCAGCAATTCCATTTATAATACGTAATATATTATAAGATAATGCATAAACTCTAACATTTGCTGGTTTATTATAAGAAATTGGTTCTACTGTGATATCAATACTAAAATCATCAATTTTTGATAAATTACACGTTCCAGATGGTTGATTATCTTCTGGGTATAAAGCAAATGAATAAATAAATAAACCACTTGGTGGTGTAGATTTATGATGTTGTAAACTTTGTAAATATGTATAAAAATTTTTATCATAATCTAATTCTCTATTAAATCCATTAAGTTTAATTAAAATTTTTTTAATTAAACTTTTTGCAATATTTTTATTAAAACTTGTTGTATAATTAAACGAATCATTATAGAAATTATTATTCATATATTGATTTTGAGCATGTATTATAATTTCTTTAGTTGATAGCGTATATCCATATTTTATCTTATTTGTTGTATTAAATATAATTTTATCATTATCAAATTGGCATATATCAATTAAATATTCGTGATTATTTCTTGCAAATTTAACTCGTTCCATATTATCTAAATAAACATAATCAATTAATAAATACGCTTTTGTTAATGATAAATTATAAATATTTCTAAATGATACATTTGATTGTGTTAGATTTAGAAATTCATTATTTACCAAAATTGTAGAGTATATATTAGAAGTTGGGTCATATATTGTTGTAATAAAATTTGATTCAATTCCTTTTAATATAGTTTTTGGTTTTAATACTGCATTTGGATCACATTTTATATAACCCATTTTTAATGTTGAATTATCAAAATTTATAAATTGTATATATGAATTTTCAGAACCAACTTGTATTAATTCATAATTTTTAAATAAACATATACAATCGGATAAATAAATATAATGTGTAGGCCCCATTATTATACATTTATTAATATCTTCAAATTCAATATTAATTTTCACTTCTGCATGTTCTAATGCTATAATTGGTAATGAGTGTGATAAATTTTTACAAAACCAAAATTGTAACGGAATATATAATGTATATGAATTTTTAGAATTTGAAAAATTTGTTAAATCTGCAATATTACCAATCATATTATCTATACCTCTTTGATTATTCGTTTTATTTAATTCATTCCATATATATAACCAATCACTATAATGTTTATCTATAATTTGTCCCCCGATTTCAATTTCTACAGTTTTTATCAAAACATATCCAATATTATGTACCCATTTCATAACAATATCTGGTGGTAAATTACTGATAATTGGTAATTGAACAATAACATATATTTTACTAATAAGATCACCATTTTTTGATATTATCGTTGATACTCTATTTGAAAAATTTGCTTCGATATTAAAAAATTGGGGAATTGGTTCAATAGAAAAATTTGTATGTCTTCTATATACTATTTTAAAAAAAGTAATCTGAGGATCATCTGTTAAAAATACATTTTCTTGTCCGTATGCTACTAATATCATTAAACCTCCTGGCATTCTAATATTATATATTAAGATTTAAGTTTTAATATAGAATATTTTATAAAAAAAGAATACATATATATGTTTTACCACGCAATACCACAAATACCACTCATAAATCGAATGATATTATAACTTCTTGCTATAATATATGATCTAATTATATCATTTGGTAATATATTATCAACATTGTCAGATAATGTTAATTGAAATTCTGGTTTTAATTGTGAAAAATTACAATATCCGGATGGTTGATACTCGAGTGGATATAATGAAAATTTAAATATTTGTAATCCACATATCATGGATGTATATGATTGATATGGTGTAAGTTTATTAGTAAAATTATCACTTGTATTGAATCTTTCAATTGAATTTAAAAATAATTGTGATTTTGATATAATTTCTTCGTCTAATTTATTTTTATAATATGAAGTAAATAATGATTCAATCATTGATATATCATTTTGTGTTAAATTATTATATAATAATGATAAGTTATTAGATGTTGATGGATTATTTATATTATAATATACTAATTTATTAATCTTTGAATTTCTAATTTGTATTAATTGTTCATAAATATTATATATTTTTTCATCATAATGTTTATCTTTTATTTTTTGTTCTAAATATATTATTTTATTTCTGGTTAACATATTCAATTCTGGTAATAAATAATTATATGTAAAATTATAATATTGTCCCGCAGTTATCATCGATTCTAATTGAATATAATAGAAAAAATCTTTAATTGGAGAATCAAATGGAACACGATTTTTAGATTGTAATAATTTAGATTTATCTAATTGTATTGGCGAATTATATAATTTCTTTTCATATAAATACTCGTGCCGCAGTGTATTAAATAATTTACATTCATATTCGTCTAAATTAATAATTGAATATATTAATGTCATTTTAATATTATTTTTATAAATTAATGACGAATACTTATTTTTTATTGTTATTTCTTCCAATGATCTAATTTTAAAATTAATTTTTAGACTAGAATAAATATTTGCTATTAGTGGAAATGCAAGACCAGTTATTTGTGAAAAATATAATGGAACTTCGATATATATTGAAAATGCTTTTTTTGATTCTGTATTTATTAATAATTTTTCATTATTTGGATTTAATCTATAGTATGCTAGTTTTTTATTAATTGAATTTATTACATTATGATATATATACAAATATGTTTCATTTAATTCATCTATTTTTTCACCATCGATAGTTAAATTGATATTTGAAAAAATAAAATCCGATAAATATGGTATATATGAAAATGTTGGAAGTAGTGGTTTATTTAAATAATCTATTATATCATTATATAAAATATTAGAATTATATAAATTTGATATCTCTTGTGTTAAATTATTCTTATTTATTAATAAATTTAAATTATCAATAATATTATTGCTTTCATTGTCATAAAATATATTTAATTTATAATTTATATTATTATTTACATTTGGATATAACTCTAAAAATTGATTACTCGGATTAATACTTAAATTATTAAAATCACGTTGGGTTATTGATTTGATAATAATATTTGAATATTCAATGTTAGTTAATGATTGATTTAATTTTTTATAATATGAACTGTTTTTATCTAAAACTATATTATTCAAATTATTTGTTATTGTTTCATAATTTAATAAAACATTTACTAATTCATATACATTAAATTTTTCTAAAATGTCATATAGTGTATATATTGTATTATGTATTATAATATCTTTTGGATTTATATTATTTGATAATATTTTGTTTAACCCAAGTTCTAATGAAGTAATATTTTGAATATTAATTAAATTATCATATAAGTTAATAACTGTTTTATAATCTGTATTATTAATTCCAATTATTCTTACATTAATAGACGAACGCCCATTTTCTAAATAATAATTCAATGAAATATTTGTTCCACTTAATATATTGAAATATATTTTAATATTGTCATCATTAATATAATTTTTACTTATAGTAATATATGATAAATTTTTCATTTCTATTTTTGTTATATTTGATATATCATATAATGGAAAAATATTATTTGTTACTGAAGTAAAAGTAATTTCAGTATCTGTATATATTATACCATTTATTTCAATAGAATTAATTAAATTAATCATTTCATATGGAAAATTAATATATATACTTTTTGTTTGATTTATTACTGACTTAATTCTATATATTATTGGGAACGAATCACCGATTACCTTAATTAATTTATGTGATTCTGATAATAAAAGTCTTAGTATTGTAATTATTGAATCTTGTGTTGTACCAGTTGTTGTACCAGTTGTTGTACCAGTTGTTGTACCAGTTGTTGTACCAGTTGTTGTACCAGTTGTTGTACCAGTTGTTATACCAGTTGTTGTACCAGTTGTTGTACCAGTTGTTGTACCAGTTGTTATACCAGTTGTTGTGCCAGTTGTTGTACCAGTTGTTGTGCCAGTTGTTGTACCAGTTGTTATACCAGTTATTGTACCAGTTGTTGTACCAGTTGTTGTACCAGTTGTTGTACCAGTTATTGAATCAACTGTTGCACCAACTGTTGTTCCAAATATCAAAGGAAGCGGGAGTTCGTAATTTATACTAAGTGATTGTTCATCATTCTCTAAATTTAAATTGGGTATATAAATTTTTTTTAATAAATGCGTATCGTTAAATATAGATATTTGATGATATATATCTACGAATATATCATCTATATTTGATTTTAATTGAATATTATTTATTTTGCTATTTTCTCCAAAAATATATTTATATTCAATTGGGAGATCAGTTTTTCTATATAATTTAAATGTATAATTTATTGATGATTTATCTAATGGATTTGGTATTTGTGTTATTTTTTGAAATGTTGAAGTATCATATATTAAAATACCAATTGAATCATTATTAAAATTATAATTTCCATTAATTATTTTATTATATTCTATTATTGTCATTATAATATCATAAAAAATATAATAATCTTCGTTTATATTAATAGTAGATAATTCGGATATATCTGTTAATAAATTATACATAGATACTAAATGACCATTAATTAATGGCATATCATTATATATTTTAATAATATTTTCTTTTTCAATTAACGATAATAAATTAAATACACTATATGCGTCCTGTATTTTTTCTGATATTAATGTATTCTGTTGTAAAATAAGAGCATTATATTTATTATCTATATTTAATAGTTTTGTTGTAAATAAATTACTATGATAATCATTAATAATTAATGATATATTATTAATTGTAAATATTTTATATTTATTTCCACTATTAATTCCCTTGTTTTCTAACTTCATTATATTATTAAAATCAGTTTCTAATGTTTGTAAATTTATATGAGTGATTTCTTCTTCTGGTTCTGGTTCTGGTTCTGGTTCTGGTTCTGGTTCTGGTTCTGGTTCTGGTTCTGGTGGTTCTGGTGGTTCTGCCGATACTGATATATTTAAAAAACTAGGTGTAGTTGAACTATTTATATATATATTTAACAATGTTGGATTATTATTTAGATACTGAACAGCATACAGTTGAAACAATAATGTAGTTCCTATTTGATTATTTATATTATATATAATATTAAAAATATGATTATAGTTTACAATTTGTAATCCATCCGTACCACTTCTTGAATTAATAACAAGTGGGTTATTTGATAAATTAGCAAATAATAATGGGGCTGAATTACCAGTTTTTGAATATATTTTTAAATATAATCCAATGTCTTTAGTAGGTTGATTACATGCTACCCATATATTCATATTTATACTAATATATGATACTAAATTGGGTAGCATGATAGTCTGTATTATAGATGATAAAACTTCGAATTGTTCAAGTAGTCTTATTTGTGGCTGATTAAATATATAACTAATAATAGCTGGTTCTTGTTCAAATAGTTGAGATTCTGATAGTGTAGCATCTAATATATCTGTACTCGGAATCAAATATAATGTTATACTTGGGACTGGTTCTGGCTCTGGTTCTGGTTCTGGTTCTGGCTCTGGTTCTTGTACTGGACCATTAGAACTAATTAAATATTGTGTATAATAATAATTAAAATTATGTAAATCAGTTAATTGTAATAAATTTAAATTTATGAATGCTTTTTTTAATACAATGTTTAATATATCATTTTTAAATGATACCGATTCGAAAATATTATTATTTAATGTAGTTGCGTCATTTATTTTATATTTATCAAGTATTTTATAAAATATATTTGATATATAATTTGATGGTTTGATTGTATTAATAATATATAGATAAAAATTATTAATATCAGAATAATGTGTTTCAAAATCTAATTTAACATTAATAAAATCAATATCTGATTTTAACGTATTATAATTAAGAATATTTTTTTTTAAATATGTTAATATATTAATAAATCCATCTAATAATTTATTAAGTTTCAAATTATACATATATGTATAATTTGTTTTAAAATTAGAATTAGTTATATTAAAATCATCAGTTATAGACAATGGTGTTAAATATAATGATGTTGTTAATAAATTATTAAAATTAAATGATAAATAATGTTGGTAGTAATCGTAATAGTATTGTGAATTTATACCAATATTGTCAAAATTAATTATATTTGTATATAGTTTAATATAGTTTAATCTTTGGTCATTTATTGTTAATATAAAATCATTATATATTGAATTTGTTATATTATATTGTAGAACACCCTTGAGATAATTATTAAATTCAGTCGATGATAATTCTGATAAATAAGAACTGGTTTTAAATGTTAAAATGTTTGGTAAAACAATAGTTGAAAAATTTGGGTCTATTATATTAGTTGTTGATAAATAATATGTTTGATTATCTATGGTAGAATATGATTTATTAATTAAATTTGATAAGGAATAGTTATTTGCTATATGGACTAATAACAATATAAAATAATTAATATTGTTATATATTATTTTTGTTATTGGATTTGTATTAATTATTTCAATAGTATATTCGTCTATTGTTGATTCAAAATTTTGTGAATATTTTTGAATATAATTTAATAATCCAATAATTAGGTCAAAATTTAAATTATTATTTAAAAAATAATTTTGAAATAAACTTCCGAATTCATTTTTATAATATATAAATGGTCCATTTTGAATCACCGGGTCTGATACTGTTTTTGAAAAATAATTAAATAATGAATTAATATTTTTAAGTATTACCGAAATATAATAATATGTATTGTAATCTGTTAATGATGATTTATTATATATAATTGCGATTGTTGGTCCAATTTTATTAGATTTAATTGAAAAATCTATATCATATGTATTATCTGTATTATTTATAAATAGCATATATTTATCATATATTTTAGTTTCGTCATAAATAGTTTCAAATATTATATTATCATCGTCATATAAATTACTAATAATATAGTTGTATAGAAAATATATTTTATCATTGTATGTTAAATCAATAAATTCAATTAAATTATTATATCTAAATATATAATTATCAGATACGCTTTGAGTATCCAAACTAGTTAATATAAGTTGTTTAAAATTACTAATAAAATCATTTATTATACTAAGTGTTCCATTATTACATAGATTTACAATAGATTTCAAATAATTAATCGTGAATATAGTTAAATTTTTATTATTTTGATATAAACTAATTATTGTGTCAATTAATACTGGATTAGATTTATTAAGATTAGTATTTGATAATTCATTTATAAAATTATATTCAATAGTATATGATGACAAATTACTTATAGTATTTGATAAATAATTATCTGTGCCATTTATAAATGTTCTAGTAATATTAATATTATTAGATTCATCTACATTAATTAATTTAATATTTTTATTATTTAATATTGAAGATTGCGTATCAATATCTAATATATTTAAATCATTATTAATATTTGTTGTCGATGTTGAACTAATTAATTGTATTGTATTTTTAATATAATATAATTCATTAATTATATTATATATACTAGTTCCATAGGCATTATCATCTCCAATATAAAACACAGAATTATAAATAGTATTAAGTAATGTTTCTGTGTTTATTAAATCATTTGATGATAAATAGTTATCAATCCAAATTGAATTTTCAACGACTGGTGATGAATCTAATTTACCAGTCATTAGATATAATTTTGAAACTTTAAACATATTTGTATTATTTTCTGATATTTTATATAAAATATTATTTAATAATTGCGATCCTCTATAATAACTCAGTGAGGTGCTAATATAATATCCATCAGACGGAATTGGATCTTGTGGTAATTCTATTATTTCAGAATAAGTTGTTGCTGGTGTTAATATTAATAATAATTGTAGGATTACATTACCTATATTGTCAGATATATTGTCTTTGTTTATGTCATCAATTACTCTATCTATTGAAGCAAAGTTATCATGAATTGGTAAGTAATTTGTAATATAAAATATAATATCTGCTAGATCACTTTGTAAATATGATATTGTATTTGTTCTTATTAGATATATTATAAAATATTGTTGAATTGCGGCGTGGATTATATTTTTAATATTATTATAGTTGATGTTGTTATAATACACACCACTCGTATTTTTAATTATATTGATAATATTATAATCAACATTATATGTTTCTAATGTATTAATTAATAGATTTTGTTTAAATGTATATAGAATATTTAATAATTTTGATTTATTTATATGAGTATTTGAATCGTATAAATTTAAATTAGACATAGAATTCAAATCGTTTAAACTAAATATATAATTTAAATATAGTCGAGCGTCATATAAACCGACAGATAGTTGATTCGAATAGTTATCTGTATAATTGGGATTCTGATAATCAGAAAGACTTTTTGTAAAAAAATATTTTATTATTATTATATTCATATTTACAGTGATAATTTTCGTCTGTTGTAAATAATTTAATACATTTATTATATTATTTAATTTGGTAAAATCTGTAATTCTCGACATAAATAAATAAATAAAATTTTGTTTCGGAATATTTAATGTATCTAATATATTATCTCGAAATAATATCAAAGTTATATTCTTTTTTATCATTTCACTGTAAATATTTATAATTTGCCCATATGTAATAATTTCATTATTTGCAATTAATGAACCAATATCATCTGATCTATTATATATATATGTTTCAAATTTAGATTTAAAATTATAGATATCATTCAACGGATCATATACAATAATATTATTAATAATATTATTAATTGATTGTTCTGTTAATATATTATATGTATTATTACTTGTTATATTTATATCAATCATTGATTGTATAGTATTTAAATTTGTGTTATAAAATGAATTTATTAACAAATTGCTATTAATATTAATATCATTTATTGTTAATTGACTTGCTGATAAATTATTTGTAAATGAATCTTGTGATATTTTAATAACATTTATATTAAATATAGTATTTAATAACATTAATCCCGTATATGGACTTAATGCATTGGATACTGAAAAACCAGTTGGTGTTTCAATAGTTATACTAGTATCTAATTGCTCAACATTATCATAATCATGTATATTTATTAATGTATTATAAAAAAAATTAATTTGATTTTTTTTAGCATCATTATCTAATAAATCAAAAAAAATTTCAACAAATAAATCTATTGCCGCCATGATAGACGCTGTGTTTGTATAATCATCTAATAAGTACTGTTTCATAAAAAATAAAATATCACTTCGTCTATTAGGCATTTGTGTAGATAATCCAGTATAATCAAATCTATAAAAATATATTGTTATATAATTCATTATTGCATTATTAATTATTTTATAAATATCATTATATACAATTTTATTATAGAAAATTTTAGTATTATTATTAAGAAGATTTATAAATAAATTATCATAATCATAATTTTCAGGATTTGTTATTTTAAATTCATTCAAATTTTTCAATAAATTATTTTTAATTAAAAAATTTGAATTATCGTATAATACTAAATTACTCGTATAAATATTATATAATAATAATTTAGATCTATAATAACTTAATCTAGTTGTATCTGTATCTGTCGAAAAAATATTATTTATTTTTTTATTACCATATGTTGGTAAAAAATTATTATCATTGACACCATAATATGTTGCTTGACTGTTATTATATAAAAATTGAATTATCTCATTGTAATCTAAATAATTTGAAATAGTTGAATAATCAATAACAGCACTATTTATTTTCAACTGTACAAATCGTTTAAAAGCGGTATTGATAATATTAAATAAATCACTAAAATATAATATATTTGAATATGTACTAAAACTTTCATAAACTAATTTTATGATTAAATTAGTACAATCATATGATTCTGGTGGATTTAATTTGAGGTTAAGTACAAAAGAATTTAATATATCTAGTAAAATTGATTTGTTATTCATATTTATTTTATTATTATTATCATAAATAACAAATTCATTTGAATTATTAGTTATTAAATTTAATAATAAATTTCCACTATAAAAACTCAATGCAGTGCTCTTTATATACCCATCAGCTATCACGGGATCTTCATATAGTTCTATAATAGAAGAAGATGCTTTTATATTTAAAATATCTTGTTTGATATCTAAACCTGCAACTGGACCAATTAAATAATTAATAGTGTTAATTATATTAATACTATTTGTATAATCAAATATTTGAGTTGTAAGTTTATTAACTATATCTAAAGAGTATCCTTTATTGCGTATTAAATATATAATAATATAGTTTTTTATTGCAGTATTAATTATTACAAAAATATTATTATAATTAATACTTTTTTTATAAAAATTTACATCTAATAATAAATCTAAAAATAATCCTTGTATATTATATGTTTCTTTGTTCGTTTGTTCTATAAATTTTTTAAAATTATTTAGAATATTTATTAAATTTTGTTTATTAATTAAATCATAATTCTTAGTATAAATTTTTAAATTATTTATAATATTTTTATTTGTAAATCTACTTAATGTGTAATTTTTCGAATTAATTGTCGTTAATATTGAAATAATATTAATATTGGTATTTAATAGTGGATATAATTTATTTGTATAATAATAATTTATATTATTAGATATGGGTAAATATTTATAAATATTTGCAGTAAATGACTCTTTTGAAATTAATATTTGATTTTCTGTATTATTAAATGTTTGTTTTATTAAATTTAATAAAACAACCCCATTTGCATAACTTAATGCATTGTTCTTTAGATAATTATCACCTGGACGTGGGTCATCAATTATGTGTATTCCGTTTAATAAATCATTGGGGATTCTTAAATAATTATAATAAAATATATACGAGTAATTAGTATCATATATATTTATATATAAGTAGTTTAATGAATTTAAAATATTTTCAAATTGTGTATAATCTAATATACTACTATTAAATTGTGCAATTGTTGTTGTTTTTTTTGTACTATCAATATACCATATATTATCCAATATATTTGATCGATATAAATATATACTTATGTATTCTCTAATTGCATCATTTATTAATTTATAAAACTGTGGATATGTTAAACTTGATAATCCATTAATATAATCAATTAACTTATTTTCTATAAAATCCATATCATCTGGAATATTTTTAAGTACATTCTCCGATTTTGAACTATTATAAATTGTCGACCTTAATAAATTATTTAATATTCTTTTATTGTCATCCGTTGATGATACAAATATATAAAATATTGGGTAAATACTAGTTTGTAATATACTATCTAATAAAGATGTTCCACTATAAAAACTTAATCCATCTGATTTATAATAGCCGTCTGATATTGTTGGATCATCAATCAATGGTACATATTCCGAATAATTAGATATATTTAATATATCCGATAATAGTTTAAAATATATTGCAGTAGTTATATAATTGTTTTTTTGTAATAATAATAATGTATTCATAATATTTATGCGTTTTGTATAATCAGTTATATTGGCCAAAAATAAATCAACTATATTATTTTTTAATACAAATCCTCCCGAACTATAATTATTATCTAATGTAGTCGAACGAAGTAAATATATTGTTATATAATTTTTTATAGCATTGTTTATAATATTAAATAATTGTTGAAATATTAAACTATTATAATATAAACCTGTTGTTAAATTTATTTGATTTAATATTTTATCATCATAATTAAACGATTCTGTATTATTAATTTTATATGCATTTATTATTGAAATTAATTTTATTTTATTGTCATAATTTATATTTGATTCAATATCGTAAATAATTAAGTTATTATTAATATTAGGTGCTATATTTTGATCTAATGAATAATTATTTGGATTGTTATAATATAAATCTAATGTAGAATGACTTAGACTTGATATATATTTAAAAATATATGACGGAGATGTGTTTAAATATAAATATTTTAAAAATAAATGAGTATTAATATATATATTGTCTACAGATGTATTAAGATAATTATCTAATTTTGTTGTTATATTATATGTATTTAAAATAATATTTGATTGAAAATATAGCAGTAATTGTTTATCAAAACGATATATTAAACTAGTTGATGTATTTAAAATATGATCAACTGATAATTGTAACGAATTAGATAATATATTGACTAAATTATAATTTGTTGTCGAAAAATTATTATAAGAATTGCTATTAATTGAATTTTCTTGTAATGATATATTAGATAGTTCATATGTAGATGTAATATTATTTAAATTAATCGCCGGATCTTTAAAAAAACTTGAAATATTTATTGACATATCTTGAATAATAAAACTGATAATATTTGAAATATTATTATTGGTTTGATATAATAAGTTTTTATAAGCGTTGTATAAAATAATAATATAAATATCATGAACATATATATTTTGAACTGTTGTGTCGATATTTTTATTTATTGTAGTATCATAATTAAATTTTCCATAATAATAATTTGGAAACGATATGATATCATATATATATGATATTTTATTTTGAATAAACCATATATCCTCAAATTTAGAAGATGCTAATTGACTATATAAATAATAATTAACAATTTTATATGGTGAATTAATTTTAGTGTCTCCAGTTATATTTGGGTATTCGTCAGAATATAATAATGTATATGAAATATTTGAATCTATACTAAATAGGGTATATCTAGTATTTGTGATATATGGTATATATGATTGGAAATTTTCATTTAATACTATATTAATTGTAGAATATTCGGACGGCGGTAGTAATATATTTTCTTTATAAATTGCCAATATTATATCTACATATGCATCTATATATGACGAATTACTATCAATAATATGTATAATAGTATACGTATATTCAATTGTATAATTAATAGAATTATAGTTTGTATTTATACTTGTAATTAATTTAGCATTTGGTTGTATATAGTTAATTTGTATATCATTTAATAAAACACTAGATTCTGTATTAATTTGTGTAATTGTATCGTCAATAAAATTTGGATATAATCGTATCTTATGAAAATTTTTATTAGTAGTTGTATCCATTAAAGTATCTGATATTTTAATTAATGTAATATCATTGTGTGTAATTATTGGTAATATAATACTATCAATTTCATATATAATTGATATTATTGTTGTTGTATCAAATGATTTAATATATGATAACGAACTTAATTGATTCTTATATGAATTTATTATTTTGTAAATATCAATAATTTCAGTAAAAATTTGGACATTATTTGGGGATAATGATAAATAACTATATGAATTAATTAAACCATTCAAATAATTATTAAAATTATTATTAATTTGATCTAATAATGTATTATTAATTGTCGAATTAATATTTAATAACGACTTATATGCAATTAATTGATTTTTATTAAACTGTATATCAAGATTTATTGATAAATTATCTTTATTAATTGTATTAACCAATGTTAGATTAATAGTATTTAAAAATGCATTCAATATATTATATATTAATTTTGGATATGTTGATACGGTTTCTTTTGCATATATTGTATCTAATTTATTATAAATTAGATAATCTACTTGTAATTTATAATCAGTATTATTTAAACCTGAAATTAAATTAAAAAATGTATTAGATTCTGTAATAATCGGAATATATGGACTTAATATATTTAAATTTGTTATATCGTATGCATCTAATGTATTTCTACATTTTATTATTAATATATTACCACTAAATATAATTGGATTTAATTGATCTATTAATAATATTGCCAGTGGTGGTATATCAGTATTAATATTATTCGTATAATTAATTCTATCATTTACAATATATGTAAGATATTTTAGATTTTTAATAATATTATATATATTAGATGCATACGGTATATTTGGTGTTTGTATATATATAGTATATAAATAAGATATATTATCGTCTGATTTTGAACATATAATATTATTAATTTTAAATTTTAAATCAAGTTCATAATATAATCCATCATCTTTTGATATCAATACTTGATTAAATATTATATACTGATCTTGTTTAGATTCATTTGAATATATTATTAAATTATTCATATAATCTAAATTCATGATATATCCAGTATACGAATATACTGTATTATTTTTTTCTATATTTGTAATCATAATCGGTATTAGTACCGATTGGTTTATTTTATCTACAAAAATTAAATACTTTGGTATATTATTTAAATTAGTACTATATAACATTAACTGTCCATTAACATTATTATTAATCATAATATCATTAATATTATTATATCCATAGGTTAACATCATATAATCTTGTCTTAAATATTCATTTGGCATAGTCGTATATAATAATTTATTTTTGAAATCATTGTAATATTCAAATGTTGTAGTAATAATATATGAATTTTTTTGTAATTGTTGTTGTTGATTATAATTAAATATTTTATAAACAATACAAGATTCATATTTTGAATTGAGATATATCATATTCATTTGTGATTTTAAATTTAAATTATATATTGTATAATATGATTCATCTGACAACATATTATAATTAAATTCATTTAAAAAATTCATATTTTTGAATATATAATTATTTGATAATACTGATGAAATATCTTGTAATATATTTCTATCTAAATAATAATTTGATAATTTTGTATCAATGTTTAATTTATTATCAAATATCATTGAATTTGCAGATTCAAATAAATCATATAATTTAACTAATAACCCATCTGAATTAATATATACTAAAAAATCTGTAATATTCGATTCATTGTTTAATAAATCTAATTCGTTTTTATATAAATTATCTAAATTGAATAATGTCCCCATATTTATAGAATATAATTGTGACGAATAATTATAGTAAATATTTGATATAAATTCTAATATTTTTTGTTTAATTGTTTCATTATATATAACAGATACTTCTGGTAAATCTAATTGTACAAATAATTTATATAATAAATCACCCGTTTTGGGTATGGATATTTCAGTTGATGTATTATATTTAAATTGGTGTTTAACTAACAGTGTATCAATTGAAAAATTAGTATGTTTATGATAAACTATTTTAAAAAAAGTAATTTGTGGGTTTGATATAAGTATTTCATCTTCCTTTCCATATGATAATAATTGTAATAATCCTCCGGTCATTCTATTATTTAAATATATTTATTTATATTTAAATAATAATTATAAATTAAATAATAATTTTACTTTTCCGTGCATATATTGTAATATATTATAACTATGTGCATATATTAATATATCTTTTGACTTCGCCGCATATTGTGGATTAAATTCGAATGACATATTTACTAAATCTAATTTATTAAAATTACAAAATCCACTTGGTTGTTGTTCTTCTGGTACTAATGCAAAACTATATGTATTCAATCCACAAAGTGGTGATTTTGAATTATGTTGATATGGTTGAACATAATTATTATATATTGAATTTCTATTTGCAAATAATGAAACACTATTTAATTCTAAAGTAGAATTATCAATTGGATTAATTTCATTAAACTTATAAATATATGCTTGGGTATTTCCAATATAATTGTCTAGTTGTATATACGAATAATTATTCAGAGTATTAATTAATTGATAATTATTTATATATGATTCGTTTATAAAATAACTAAATTCTATATATAAATATTGATTATGTACTAAAAGAACTGTATATATACCAGAATAATAAATACTATTTATTATATGGACTTTATCTCCAACATTAAGAAGCATTGATAAATTTAATTCAACAGTTTCTATTTGTATTATATTATTTTTATATTGTAACAAATCTTCTGGAAATATTGATACACTATTAAATTTATATATATCAATATAATATGACGAACTATACTCAAAAAACTTTAAGCGTTTAATATTTAATTTATCTCTAGTCACCCAAAATAATTGTTTAACTGGGTTATAAAATGGTATTTCACAAATTATTTTATTTGCAGATATATTAGAATATTTAATAATCTGTGTTTGGTCGATTAAATATTCGTGTGTTAATTGTGCAAATTTTTTTCGCTCGTCTGTATCTAAATATATATAATTTAAAATTAAACTAACATTACTAATATTTATTAAATTTTCTATTTGTGTATTTGTATTTAATTGTTCATAATAACAACAATCTATGAGATTATTTAATTTAATATTTATTTTTACATCATGATATCTTAAAAAAATTAATGGTATAGATAATCCCGAATTTTTACTATACCAAAAATCTAATGGAATATATAATATATATGATGGTTTTATGTCAGAATTAAATGTTGTTAATTCTTTTACATTTCCAAGAAGTTTATTATATGTTTCTTGATGCATTATTTGACTCGTTAATTGATTATTAATATTCATTCTAACAGAATCCGTAAAATCAATTAATTTACCACCAATTTCTATTTCAATTCTATTTATTATTTGATGTCCTAAATTTTCAACCCATGCAAAATTAATATTTTCCCTAATAATTATATTACTTAATTTACTATATATTATTAATTGTTCATATAAATTTTGTTTAATTATAATTAATTGGGTCATATAATTAAATAATAAATTATTAATATCACTTATTAGTGTTGTGGTTGATATTAAAATATTTGTTTTATAATATGTGTCAAAGTCTAAAATATTCTTTATATATATTGGTGTTTTCAAATTAATGATATAATTTACTGGTGTCTGATCTTGTATCATTAATGGAATCCTAAATGAATTATCAAAAATAATAGATATAGAATTAATTTTTGATAATTCATTTTGATAATTCATTTTATTATAAAATGTTGTATATCTAAAATTGAGCTGTTGATATTTTATATTTTTTATTTTAATAAAAGTGTATAGTGGTTGTATTATATTAAAATTTACTGTATTTATAAACGATACTATACTATTATATGAAGTATTAAATTGTGTATAAAATGTATTATTATTTATTTCCTGTACGCCATATGTATTTTTATTTATTAATACCTGAGGTATTGCTATTTTTAAATATGATTTATGTAATAAATCACCAGTTTTTGATAATACTATAGAAAATTCATCTCCAAAATTTGTATTAGAACTAAAAAATTCTTCTAAATATTCCATCGAAAAATTACAATGTTTCTTATATACTGTTTTAAAAAATGTTATTTGTGGATTTCCAATAAGATATATATCTTGTATACCATATGATGCAATTTGTATTAAACCTCCAGTCATATTTTATATTATAAAATATATTTAATTATATTTTATATTATAAAATAAATTTATTCATATAATTATATGAATAAATTTACTATTAAAAAAATTATTAGATATTCTATACTATTTATTTCTATGTATTTAGTACTAAAATACTTAACAATCGGAAAAATCCCAATTACTGAAATATTTATGATATGCTCGTCGTCTGTAATTTTTCAGATATTATTAGATATATATCAACCAATTATTATTGATTATACACCATGAATATTAATTATATTTGGCTTACAATCTAAAAAATTACACAATTGATTTACAATTATATCAGTCTTATTCCCGGAAACTTCAATAAATTTTACATTTTTTTCATTCTTAAATGTAGCTCTCGCTGATATTGCATTCCGAAGTTTAACTAAAAATGTTTTTAATTTATCTTTATCTACAAAATATTTTTCAGGAATATTTTCAATTGTTGTTGTATACTTCCTTGTATTTCGCTGCTTAACTCGTATATTGACTATATACTCGTCTTCTAGATTAGATAATCCACTATCTATATTATATTTTGATTTATTTTTTACCACAATTGAATCTGAATCCGATGAACCAGATTCAGAATCAGAATCAGAATTAGAATCAGAACTAGAATCAGAACTAGAATCAGAATCAGAATCAGGGATAGAAACTTTATTTGATTTATCTAGTGTTGTAATTAATTCCATCTTAATTTAAATATATTATTATAGTGATATGATATAATAATATGTTTAAATTAAGATATTTCAATTTTTAATAAAATATTAAATTGAAGGAATAAATTCATAATTTTTATATTTACAAATTTTTTCCCAAACTATATCTTGTTCTTCTAAGTTTATTCTAGATTTTAACAGTGGAAAATGTGGTATAAAATTATCATATTCTAATAATTCGCATATTTTATGTATAATATAGTTATAATTTAAAAAATTTTTTCTTTTTTTTGGTCTATAAATTGTAAATGGTTTCTGTATATCTTTAAACATTTTTTTAATATTTTCTTCTTGTTCTCTAGATATAGTTGGAGGAGGTATGCCATTTAAATTATTTATAATATGGTGCGTATGTTCATAGTATTTATTTAATTTTATTTTTTTTAATATTTTTTTTATAATTTTATGGTCAAGTGTATTATAATCATAAATTCTTTGAATATGTAATTCATTTTTTATTTGTTCATATATTTCATTATCAATTTCTGTTGATTCTTTTGCTTGAAATTGATTAAGTATTTCAGATAAATGATTTGTTCTTTTATATGCACATGCTTTTAATTCAATATTTGAATCTTTAAAATTTATTTTATCAGTTTCTAATAAAATAGGTTCAGAATCTCCACATAATGTGCATATTAGATAACCATCATTAATATGAATTGTCTTTTCAATTTTACATTTATAGCATATTTTTGGTATACATGATTTTTTTGTTTTTCGTGTATTAACATTATATACTATTTTCATATATTTGTCATATAATTTTGATTTATCCTTTGAACCCGATATTATTTCTTTTTTTTTAAAAAAATCATTAATATTAATTACACTTGTATCTTCTATTTTTTGTCTATCATTTGAATAATAATCCAATAATATATCCATAGTATCATCGTAATAATTATGTTCTTCTGTTCTATTTTCTAATTGTAAAATTTCTGATTTTAAATTATCAATATCAAATTGAATTTCTAATTTTTTTTCTGATTGTAATTCTTTATTATTTAATTGTTTTAGTAATTTGTTATATATTTTTTTCTTTTTAGTCAAGATAATGTGTTGATTATTGAATTCCATAATTTTTTCATTATGTTTGTTATCTAGCGTAGTACTTATATTATTTTTATTAGAATTTAAATAAGTTGTATATTTTGTATGTTTTTCCCTGAATGGACTGGATTTATTAGTATTATTCATTTTTTATATATTAATTATATAATTAATATTTAAATTTTAATATATAAAATTTTTAATTTAGATTTAATTATATAATTAATGCGTTTTTTGATTTTTTTTTTCTTTTATATATATATATATATAACAAATAAAATGGGAGGTGGTTTAATGCAATTAGTAGCTTATGGCGCACAAGATGTATATCTTACAGGAAACCCTCAAATTACTTTTTTTAAAGTCGTGTATAGACGTCATACAAACTTCGCCATTGAAAACATTGAACAAGTATTCAATGGTACACCAGGATTTGGTCGCAAAGTAACATGCCAAATTAGCAGAAATGGTGATCTTATCACCAAAATGTACTTACAAGTATCGCTCCCACATTATGACACAAGTAATGCTGGTGGCGCTATTGCTAACAAAAAGTGGGCATGGGTAAGTCGTGTCGGACACGCACTTATCGCAAGTGTTGAACTCGAAATTGGAGGTACCCGTATTGATAAACAATATGGCGATTGGCTCAATATTTGGTACGAATTAGCTCGTAATTGGGCACACGATCGCGGGTATGATGTAATGATTGGTAATACAAGTGCACTTACTACACTAAATACATCACACGCCCAGACATACTTATATATTCCTCTTAAATTCTTTAATAATAGAAATGATGGTCTCGCAATTCCTCTAATTGCTCTCCAATACCACGAAGTCAAAGTAAACTTTGAATTTAGCCCAATTTCTGAATTAGTAAATTACCAATCTGGTGGTTCTATACCAAATATTGATATGCAAAGTGCATCTTTATTCGTCGACTATGTATACCTTGATACCGAAGAACGTAAACGATTCGCACAAGCACAACACGAATATTTAATCGAACAAGTACAATTCACCGGTACTGAGTCGATTAACTCCCTAACACAAAAATTCAGATTAAACTTCAATCACCCATGCAAGGCATTATACTGGATTACTCAATTAGGGCGCTACCAAAGTGCGAATGCTTTCTTAGCGTACAATCCTGGAAATTTAGAAAATGCGCTATTAACTGCTACAAAGAGATTTGTATTAGCAATTGCTGCATATTCTGGCGGATTATTAGATTTAGTATCTGCAACCACCGTTAGTTATCAAGTATCTGGCGAAACACTAAGCGGTGGCATTAAACCAGTTGTTTCGGCAAATAGTGCATTATCTGCACATCTTGCAGCATTATTCTTACGTATTAAACCAATTGCAATTTCTGATGTACCTGATATTGATAATATCACAATTCTTGGTGATCTATTAACAATTGATGAAATTTCACAACCAGTATCTGATGCATGGAATGTATACCTAAATAGTTCTCACGCTATTTCTACCGGTAATAGAGTTGTATTTCCTTTACAGACACTACAAAATGCAACATCCACGTCGGGGCCATTATCGGACGGTGTATCCGCATCTAATATTATTGTAACCCAAAATGATAACTATGGTTACTACATTGATAAATCGGGAAATCCAGTAAATAGTGTTTTACTCCAACTAAACGGGCATGATCGATTCACCGAACGCGACGGCAATTACTTCAACTATGTGCAACCATACCAACATCACTCGAATACACCAACCGATGGTCTTAATATGTATTCGTTCTCCCTAAACCCAGAAGAACATCAACCATCTGGAACATGCAATATGTCCCGTATTGATAATGCTACACTAAATCTAACATTCGGCGGTGCTCCAGATTCAAATGATTTCAAAACTGATTACATTTCAAGCAACTCGAATATCTCGATTTATGCCACAAATTACAATGTACTCCGAATCATGAGCGGTATGGGCGGGTTAGCCTATAGCAATTAAGAAGGGTCTTCTTAAAATTGAATTTTTATTATTTATTTAAAAATATATTGTTAATATATATTATATATATTAACAATATCAACAATTGTTGAAACAACTTCAAGTTTAGACGAAGATGATGAAATAAATCCACTTAGTAGATTTATTAATATTGAAAAGAAAGTAAAGATAATATCAACTAAACGAAAAACAACAACAAAAACAAAAAAAGAATTAAATCATGAAATTATTAATTATAAAGATAAACAATATGTTGTATGTTGTATCCCATTCAATGAAGAATATAAGATGTTTGTAATTGATTTTGATAAAAAAGATCAAGTAATACATAAATCATGGCATTTTCGTTCAGATAGTAATTATATTGCTTCATCACATATTGATAATGATTCAAAAAAAGAATTATATCTTCATAACTTCATAATGGATAAACTAACTTTCGGTAGAAAAAGGACAACACATACTATCGATCATATTAATCGTAAACAACTACAAGAGGATGTAAGTTTGTTATAGACAAGGATCCAAGATTAGAAGTTAGATGCTGGGCTACTACTGAATCTAAAAAAGTATCTATAAATGAAAAATTTAATCAATTATTAGCAAAGTTAGAAGAATTAAATGTAGATAATAATAGTATAATTAGTTTGTGATATTTTCTGATAAATCTAATATTAGATCTATCAAAAAATTGATTTTTTTATAAGCATCGGGGGCATGCTCCGTAAATTAATATGACAGAAGTATTATTTATTAAATAATATTTAATATTTATTAAATATTATTTAAACATTATATATATATTTTAACATTATAATAAACAATGTCAAAAAATGTTATTGATTATCTGACAGAAGATCCAATTATATCTGAACAAAAATTTATGTGTATATCTTTTCTTAAACCAAGTTCAATTGAAGAAAAGCATAGAAATAAAGATTTAACTGTATGTGGTGTCAAGGTACGGGGATGTTATGCAACATACGAAGAAGCAAAACAAAGAGCTGATTTTCTTCAAAAATGTGATTCGTATCATAATATTTATATAGGAGAAGTTGGAAAATGGTGTCCATTTGAAGATGATCCAGAAAAGGCAAAAGATTCAGAATATATGAATAGAGATCTCAATAAATTAATGAAAACATATAATAATCAACAATCAGAAGCAAAAGAATATCATGAACTAAGAAAACAAGATATGGTAAAAAATGCAGTATTGGAAACAGATAACAAAAAAGAAGCTTCTAATCCAAAAATAAAAAAATCAGATAAACTAACAGAAATAAAAAATAATATAGAAGAAAATAAGGAAGAATTAGATAATGAAAAAAATAGAATTGATGAAAATATAAATGTATTAAGAAAATTACAAGATGAATTAAATGACAAATACAGGGAACTTGAAATTGAACAAAAAAAAATAATATAATATTATTATAATGAAACTACATATTATAATAATATTAATTTTATTATATCTAATAATAAAAGAACTAATAGTTTATTATAAATTATTAACAATTAATAAAGTTAAATATAAATATATAATTAAACCGATTTACGATAAATATTTATCAAATACGGACGAGAAAATATTACAAGAAGCCGACTATCACAAAATGTTTAATATTAAATCTCAAATAATACTTAATAGTGGAATAAAATCATAAAATAATATTATGATTTTATTTTATTTTATTTTAATAATTTAACCATTATTTGAGATTTCTTTTTGGCTCCAAAAGAAAGTATATCAAATAGTTGATTTTTGTCTAAATGATTTTTATCATAATTTTCATTATGAAAATTTATATATTGTGAAACCCCTATTTTAAAATTTGGAACCTTTTTTGCTTTAAACCAAAAAACTTTTTTTGATATATCTGTTGTTTTGATTCTTTGATTAATAACCATACATCCAAAATCTGCCGTTATTTGTAAAAATACTTGTTCAAATAAATCTCTTTTTGGAAACACGCCTGCCCAATGTTCGTGTAATTTTTTTCTAGATGCTGCATTATCGTCTCCTAATAAAAATACAAAATTAAATTGTGTTCTTAGTTCTGGTTGAATACCTAAACAATATTGCATTGTTAATATAAATGTAAGTTTAAAATGACGTCCTTGATTCATAATTTCTAACATTTTTGGATCTTTTATCCACTTATCTTTATCTGCCATACAATCATCCATTACAAATACAGTTCTTGGATCAATAATTTGTTTGTGTTCTTTTACTCTGGTTTCGTTCTTTTCTAAAATTTTACTTTGTCTACCTAAAATTTTAGGTATAATATCTTGTCTAAATTCGTGATGAATATATGACGAAGGCATAAAATCATCGTAAAATTTATTCATTTTATCAGTTGGTGCAAGTACAACACCACATGGAATATCACGCATTTCGTACAATATATTTCGAACAATCCAAGACTTACCAGACCCAGATGGAGCAATCATTACAATACGCGGATGTATATATGTCCCATCGTTATCTTTTATTAATGTTTTTATATCAAATTCTTTTAATTTGAGAGTTTGTCCGGGAATATCAATATCCATAATTTATTTTATTATATTAATAATAACATAAATTAAATTAAAAATCAGCCATATCTGTTATTATATCTTGTTTAATAACAGATAATCCGCCAATATATGCATATATATGTGTTTCAAATAATTTATATAATATATATGACAATATAGTAATAAATAATGGTATTTTAATAGATACCGAAGTAGCACATTTACATTTTTTATTTAATTTGTGATCCAAATAAAGTATTATGTATATAATCAAAAATAGCAATATTGTAAATATTATTTCTTTTATAATCATTCTTATATAATTTTAATTAGATTTTATAAATTATTATTCTTACTAAAATATTTTTTTTTATTATTATTATTTATTATATTATTAGTTGTTGATATATTACCTATTATTGATTTTAAATTAACTGAACTATCATCATCTATTTTATCATAATTTAAAAATTGTTTATTTTTTGTTTTTAATTTAATATCATCTTCGTATACTTCAATATAATCTTTTTTAGTACTATTCTGTCTATAATATGAAATACTTGCATCTTCAGAATCAATATTCTTATTAAATGATTGTTTCATTTTAATATATAGCGTTTTATTATAATCTACATCTTTTTCTACTACCTCTGTTTCTACTACCTCTTTTTCTACTACCTCTGTTTCTACCACCTCTTTTTCTACCACCTCTTTTTCTACTACCTCTGTTTCTACCACCTCTTTTTCTACTACCTCTTTTTCCACTACCTCTCTTGTTTTATATGATGGTATATCTTCCAGTGTATCTGAATATAATTTATTTATAGATACACTGGAAGATATATCAACTTCTTCTGATATTTTTGTCGTTATTTTATTTATTGGTGATATTTTTGGATTACCCAATTCTTTGAATGTTTTAAAATTTTCTGTTGTATTGTCTATTTTATTAGTTTGTGGAAGATCTAATGTTATATTTATTTTATCATTATTTTTTGGTTGTTTAATTAATTGGAATACATCGCTATTTTTATTTAACATTTGTTTTAAATTATTATAATCAGATTCTATAATTGGATTTTCAAAATCATCAGTAACCTTTTGTTCAAATGTTTTCCCTAAATAATTTTGTAATATAACATTCATTGGTAATAATTTACGAATTGCTTGTTCTATACTTTTTTTAATACATTCGTGACATTCTCTTTGATTCTTTTTTAATTCAAATGAATTTAATTTATGATAAAATAAAAATGGATTTTGAAATATATTTCTAGCTATTTCAATATATGAATTATGTATAAATTTCTTTGTTGTAATGTCGTGTTTAATTTGTAATTTATCTTTGTCTTCTGGTGATGTATTTGTTAATATCATAATATTTGATTTAATAACCGCGTTAATTAGATCCTCTATTATATCTGATTTTGATGAACTTTTTATAATTCTATTTGTTTCTTGTTCTATTAAATGTTCATTCCATGACGGAATCTTACGTAATAAACTCTGAAATAATTTTAATTCCTCGTTATTATTAGAATTTTCTTTTGCATCTTCATATATAGATTGTATTCCTTCATACATTAATGGAGTTAATTCGTTAATTACGTGAATAGTATATTCTTTTTTTGTTTCAATTAGATAAAGATAATAACTCATACTATTAATATATTATATATATATTAATATTATTTATATATAACTTATTTATTAAATTATTAATGCTCGGAAATTTATTAAATTTCCGATAAATAATGTAGGTTTAATTATACACTTTATAAATATTATTTGATATCATTTATAATAAATTATTCAATAGATGGTAATGAATCAAATATAATTGTTAGGTCGCGATACATTTTATCACTATTGTTATAAATTAAAATTTTTACCTTATGTTCATTATATGATTTAAAATTAGGATAAATTGCACCGTCTGTATCATCTTTGTAAGAATCGTCTACATTTATTTTATTTAAAAATTCTTTTATCAATTGTTTAGTATTCAAGTCTAATTTATTTGTTGTTGATAGTTCTTCATATATATCTTTTATATCCCCAATCCGTTCGTGTACTAAATCGTGTATAATTTCATTCTTATTAATACATACAAAATAACCTTTTATGTCATCATACTTAAAAGCGTGATTATCTTTGAGATTTGTTATAATAATATTTTTAAATTGATCGTATTTAGAACAATGTGCTATCTCAACTATACGCTCTAAACAATTATATCTAGAATGCATTATATCTGTTTTTTCATTTGATGTGAGTATATCTATAAGGTTTTCTTTTCCGATTGTATAAATTTTAAAGTTATTAGTAATGTTATTATTAATAGTATTATTATTCATTGAATTATTTATTAATTTATTATTCAATGATTTAAATGTTTTAGGGTGCATCTTACATTTAGATATTAGAAGTTTTTCAAATTTAAGTTTTAATTCTAAATTTTTATTTTCTGCTTCTATCTTTTCTTTTTCTCCTTTAATTTTATTATGTTCTGCTTCAGTTAATTGTATTTTTAATTTTAAATTCTCATTCTCGTTATTTGTTTTATTGTTATCATGTTGATTATTAAATATATTAATAGAGCATATTAATTGATGTCTTTTTAAAGAATATTTATTAACAAATTTTTTTAAACAATAATCACAATTAATTTCATTTGTATTAATTATTTCATTATTAACTATATTTTTATGATATTTTTTGTCATGTAACCATTTACTTTGATATGATGCATATTTTTTTTTACAAATATCACAATAATAACTCATATTATATAATTATATTATATATATGATAATTTTTAAATTATATCGATTTTTTTGTTAATTTATATTATATTATATAAATTTTTTTGTTAATTTATATATTAAAATGTGTAAAAAAATCTACGTACTAATGTATATATATATATTCGTGTAAATCGATATTTATCTTATTCAATATTTCATATCGATTTTTTTGTTAATTAAAAAAAAACATAGGGAGGGAGAATAGAAAAAATAAAAAAAATAATATTTGAAAATTCAAAAATAATATTTTTATCTTTTTTAACCAATATTGGGAAAAATAGGATAATCATAATAAAATAAATATTTTATTATAATTAATTTATGTATTTTTAGTTTTAGATATACTTTTCTTTTTATTCTTAACTTCGTTATGTAATATGTAATTGAATAATTTCTGATTCAATTTTACAAATTTCTTCTCGTTAAATTATCAATAAATTCATAATAAATATATTCAATACACATAGACATACTAAATTTAATAGTTGGTAATTGCTCAAATATATTATATTTGAATTTTTTTATTAATATAACAACAAAGGAATTAATAATTGGCGTTCAAAATTAAAAAACTATTATATCATATTATAATATAATGCTTTTTAATTATCTACATTTTTTTTTGTTATCAATTTATAATAAATTAATGAGTAATAACAAATTATTAAATATAGAACTGTTAGAAAAAAATGACGATTATGATACAGATGATACAGACGATACAGACGATACAGATGATACGGATAAATCAAAAATAGATAATATAGATGATATGGATGGAGAAAAAATAGACGAATATGGCGTGTGTGATATAATCGAAGAAAAAAAATTAATTAATATAGATATAGATATAAATATTGATATATTAGATGTTATAAGAAGTAATATAAAGTGTATTACAAAATTATTATCAATATCAGAATTATCAAATCCAAATATTGATATAAGTGTATTAATCAAAAATAATAAAAGAATGAAATCAGATATAAATAAAATAATATCAGAATTATCTATTGAATTTGATAATTCTGATAGTGATACAAATTCAGATTCAGATTAATACAAAATTATTTTTTTACATATATCATGTCTTTTGTATTATTAATTATATTGCCAGAATAGTTATTAAAATTATATATTTCAGTATTAAAATTTTTTTTATCGTCTGGGTTATAAGATTGAATATCAGATTTTGTCATCAATTTGCGATTTTTTATAGCCATTAAATATTTACGAGAAGGAGATACCGGTACGCCGATACAATCTGATTTAAAATCTTCAAAAATAGTTTGATCTAATACTGTTTTATTATTAGATTCTAAAAAATTATTTCTACTATTTAATAATTTAAACATTAAAGAATTGTTTAAATTTTTCATATCCTTATTTTTTGTAAGATATCCAATATGAAATTGAATCAAATATAACATTAATAAAACATTAAATGTTCCAATATTTATAAGATACGATATTTTATTAAATTCAAAAGTAATCTGATTATATGGAATACATTTTTCATTATTACCATATATAGTTAAAAATATGTGTCCGTCTAATTTAAAATCAATGTGTTTATCTGTAAATTGAAAAAATGGATAATATTGATCTAATAATAACTTATTGCTAACATATTCTAATTTTTTATTATCTATATAGAATTTTAATATATAATTGTATATTAAATTTGTATCATCTTTTAAATTCGAACTGATTAATATTATTGGACTATTCTCGTAAATTATTTTTTGTTTTTTTATATCAATATTTGGGTTAATATATGCATTGTATGCAACTTGTCCAATAAATATTATATTTGTCATGGAAATTATTAATGGTACTAAATAATGTATTAGTTCTAATATTGTATTATTAAGAGTATTTGTTTTAACTGGAGTATTATATAATTCTAATGGAAAATAATTAATTAATATTTTACTTCTTTTTATTACTTTATCAAGTCGACGATAACTAATTATAGGATCATTAAATTGCCTTAATATATCAACCATCATAAATTTAGGATGTATTAATTTATAATTATTAACTGTTTCTGTCATAACTGAGTGATATAAATTTGACGGCATATAGGTTATATCACAATATTGTTCAAAATTTACAAAAATTGTAAATGTATCTCTATGGTGTGCATTTCTCCCTTGGATATATTTAAAATTTTTACCATATAATAGATTACATATATTAACAAGGTCGTCAATTGGTTTATTAGAATAAAATTCAATATCTACATAGTCGGATTCTTTATAAAATACATCTGTTTGTGATTTTGTTTTTATTAATTCATTCATTGCATGTCCGCCATATATTATTCTTTTGTGAGTTTTTATATATTCCATAATAATAGATTTTACACTCATATATTCATCTAACAATGGTTCTATTAATTGTATTTCTTTTTTTCTCGCCCTTTCTGTAATTATATCTATATTTTCAGATACAATTTCAATATCTTTTTTACGTATAATATCAATTTTTTTACTCATTTATATATAATATATTATATAAATAAAATATTTTATATATAAATGAGTAAATACTATCAACTGAATAAAAATAATAATATTGATTATAATCAATAATGTCGTGATACAGTAATTGATTCCATATTTTTTTCAAAATTAATTTTAAAAAAAATAATAAAAAAAAAGAATTTAATTAATTATTTTGATCTTGATTCCATATTAACTGTTTTTAATACCTTAATCGGTATCTTATGAACTTGAACAATAAATGTCATTTTTTCTTTATCTTCTTGAGACATGATTAATGTAACTGAATTTCCAAATAAAGCACCACGTCCAGATCTACCTATTCTATGAACGTATGTATCAATTGATGCGGGGATATCGTAATTAATAACTAATGTAACATTTGGAATATCTAATCCTCTTGATGCAATATCTGATGCTAATAATATTTTACATTTTCCAGATACAAAATTTGCAATTGAGTTAACTTTAACAGCTGGGTCCATTTTACTATGAATACATAAATGTGATATTGGTTTATCTAAATCTGATAAAATTTGACTTACTTTTTCTAATCTACTACAACTATTAAAAAATACGATAACAGTGTCGTTTGTATTTGCGTCTATTAAATCTACTAAACAACCATCTTTTTCATAAATTGTTGTACAATTAACATACCACTGTGAAACTAGTTCAGTGATAACTTGATTTTCTGGTAGAATAACATATGCTGGATTTCTCATAAATATAGTACATAATTCTAAAATACTTTTTGGAAGTGTTGCAGAAAATAAACATATCTGTACTGTATCTGCAAGTGTTTCTATTATATGTTTTACTTGATCTCTAAACCCCTGTTTGAGTAATTCGTCTCCTTCGTCTAATATTACAGTTTTTAAATATTTTAAGTCGATCTTATTTCTTGAAATAAGATCGAGAATTCGACCAGGGCAACCAACAATCATATGAGCGGTTTTATTATCTTTTACCATCGGAAGTCCACCACGGTGGCAATGTACTGTAATATCAGTATGTGATGTTAATTTTTTAGCAACATCTGTTGTTTGATCGGTTAATAATTGAGTTGGTGATAATATTAATACTTGTGTTTTATATTGCATTGGATCAATACTAATTGCCGAACCAAATACAAAGGCGGCAGTTTTACCATTACCTGCCTTTGCTTGAACAATAAGATCTCCTTTTTTTGCAATTCTACCAGCTGTTATACATTGAATTGGTCTTGGTTTTTCAAACCCATGATCAATAACAGACTTAACCAGCTTATTTAAATACTTTTTATTAGGATTTGCGTCTAAATATTTACAATCGTTCCATTCTTTAATTATCATTGTTGGATCTATATCATTTACTAAAATACCACGTTCTTTATAATCATCTAACATTTTTTGTCCTTGTTCTTTTAATTGAAGACATTTTTCTTCATAATTTTCTAATTGTTCATTATCTTCACAAGGATCTCTAATATTAACCAATGCTTCTAATGCTGTCATTTTTCTTGGTTCAATATTTATAATTGGCTTATGTTCTAATGTTGAACTAATATCATTATCTAATATTATTTTTTCTACGCATATATCGTCAATTACATGTGGATCAGATTGATTTCCCCACGAATTTTCAAAGGCATCGTCTAAATTATCCATAGTTTGTTTATTATTCATAATATATTAAATGTATAATATTATAATCTTTAAACTATCAATTTTTTTTGTTATATATTATATATAACAAAATGGAATTTTGGAAAAAATTAAAAATTGATAATAATATAATACATATATCAATAATAATATATACTAAAATAAATAATAATATACATATTTTAGTAGGTAAAGAATTTAATAATAAACCAAATAAAACAGACATAGGGTTATATTCTGAATTTTCTGATAATTTTATTTCAAATGATGAATCTATTGTTGACGCTATATCACGAATATTATTTGAAAAAACAATGAATATGATAATTGATTACGATGAATTTAAAAAATTAATTTTTGATAGAAAAATTAAATATAAAATTTCAAATAAAAGAATAATATTTATATATGAAATTTCATATGATCAACATAAATATTTAACAGATTATTATAATAGAGTTTTTGAATATCTAAATTTATGCCGTACTACTAATTCTTTAAATAATTTGGTTATTGAGACTTGTCCGTTTAATTTTTTTGATAAATCAGAACTTAAGTGGGTTAATTATGAGTTTATAAATAATAATATTAAATTATTCAAACAATTATTTATAAAAAATCTAATGGCATAGCAATTTATACTTTCCAACTATTTCCACATACTTTACAATTAATAAATGTTGTCATTGGTTCATCTATGCTTGCAATTTGTAATTGATATGTATAACACTTTGATTCTCCACACTTACGACATTTAAATATTTTAACAGTTGCCATTTGTTCTGTAGTTAAAATATTTAAATTTCGTTTATCAATATAATGTTGCCAATGTGTTGGATCTAGTTGATGTGGTTCTAACCATGGTAGATTTTCTATTTTAATTTCATCTGAATTTATTTTACGTAATAAATCTTTAGAATAAATAATATCATGCTTAATACCCAAATATTTATCTAATTGAATATTGTCTTTTAAATCAGCACGTAGTCTATGTTTAGATACATAATCTTCAACATATTCCGTGATTACACGTTCTAATTCTATTTTTTGTGATAATTCTAATAAATCACAATCGTGTTCTTCTGGTATTTTAAACATAATTAATAAATATATTTATTAATTATGTTTATATATTTATATATTTATTAATTATTTATTCAATTTTTATTAATAAATATCTCTTCAAACTTCAAAAGAATTAACTGATTTTCCACATTAATAGTGTAATTGACGGTAGATTACGATTCTGCCTCTTCGTCGCACGCATTACCACATAAATATTGCCCACTGCCTTTTATTTGAACTATATCTTTACTTTTCCCACACAAGTTACACTCGGTCTCTTGATTATTTGGCCCTTCTTGTACGAATAAAATATCCCCCATTCCATTGTCGTTAAAATATCCATCACATAGGCAACATTTTTTCCACTGATCCTCCTGATAAGTATCTTCTGTATCTTCTTCAAAATCCCAATCGGGTGGATATCTTGCACAATCCATATTTACGCACAATTTAACAAGTTCTTTACCATCTTCTCTTGAATTCATGTCTGCACTCCCCATAGGGAGTATGATTATACCATCTTTATCTGTTTTAATATCATATTTTTTTTGTAAATTCTTTACTTCTTCCTCTATTGCTTTACTATCATCTTCTTCATCCTCTTCTTCGTCTTCCGTTACACATTCGGGGGTCATTATAGGGCTACTATTGCAATCATATTCATATATTCCATTACCTATCTTTTTGGCGTTAACATTGCGAATTTGTTTCTGTTGAACTCCAATTACTCCATTATTTTGTTCTTCATATCGATCTATGTCTTTATTTGGTATTAGCTTTATGTTATCGTAGTAGGCATATGCATCATCTTTATTCTCAAATTCTTCTGTAAACCTGAAGCTCCAACCTTCTTCACTTGTTCCCTGTAGACCCTCAACTAGAAACAACTCGATGTCTTTATTTTCACTTATACATTCTAATTCACAACCTGTATCCATTCCATAAATTGTCTCGTCCATAGACCAACCATTTTGTTCCAATACATCTGTATCTGCATTAATATGATCATCGTATCCGTTTTGGTAAGATTCTGTATCATTTTTGTCGAAATAAAGAAGACGATGTATTTCTCTACATTCGTCATCTGTAAAGTTGTCAATATTGCAAATTTCATCTGAATAATCACAACCACTATCTAATTCATGACTTAAAACACTATAATCATTCAATATAATACTATCTTTTCCCAATATTTCTTCTTTTTCGTTGTCTGTTAATTCGATTTCAAATGTACCCCAATAAAAGTAATTTGTTACTTCAAACCGAACGTGTTTTCCATTAGACAATACATTATTCCATTGTTCTGTTTGATACGTACATTTTTTGCAATTAGCGGTTAAACTGTATGTTTTCATTATATTTTCACTCATAATTATATATAATATAAACGATAATACATTTATATTATTTCAATTTTATACGAGGAAACTCATATTCTCTCATATGGAATCATAAGGGCATTTGCATCATTAATATCTAGATTAATCTTTTTGACTGAAACTATTTAAACTAGCTTGATACGTAATTTTTCAGTTAGATATTCAGGCTCTGCTATATCATACTTTTGAATGTAATAAGTAGGTTTCAATCCATCGGGTTGTTTTGGGTTTAATACCATAACAATTCGCATCAAAATGAATGTATGAATTATCAATGTATCCACCATTTATTCCTGAACAACCACAAACATTTTTAGTTTTAGGATTCTTCTGATTCATATTTATTATATTTTCTTTTATTTAATCGTGTATTTATATTATGAATAAATAATTTTTTAGTTAATAAATGTTTAAATAAACAGATATTAACTAAAACCCATCCAAAATATGAATAATAGTTAATCACATTTTTTAGGTATAGAACATATCATCAATTGGTGCTCCCGGAATGTCCCCAGCCTCGGCCCATTGTTTAAATGCATACTCATTGCGTTCAATAATTTTTATTTTTAGTAAGTACTTAGTTAGAATCAATTGCTCTTTGAGAATCTCATCGTTTTTACAATAAGAAACAATTTTAACATTAACATATTCATCGGTTTCCATATTATTGTCATTATCCACTAACAATGGCAACGACAATAGCCAAAATTTTATGGATAAATAGATTGTGTGAAACATATTCTATCAGGTATTGAAAATTGTGATTCTCGAGGTTGTGATTTTTATGATTTAATAAAATATATATAAAATAAATTTCAATTTATTTTATATATAAAATAAATTAAATACTTACATTAAGTTATTTATACATCAATTCTATTTGTTAATAATAAATCTCTATGTATGAAGTTTTATACATATCATAAAATAATATTTGAATTTAATCTAAATAATTTTCCACATTAATAGTGTAATTGACGGGACACAATTCATTAAATACTTGTGATATTTTTTTAAAAATGTTACTTACTCTAAATAATTCATTAAAATTAACTAATGGTGTTTCAAAAGTTTCTTGTGATAATTTTATTTTGATGAAATTGAGATACGGATCTTCAATATTTGTATGTTTAAATGGCAAATATAACATTGTGTCATTTGTAACATATGCGTGAATAACAGAAAACATAAAATCTGGATCATGGTTAGTAACTTGAGATATAATATGTAATATACAACCAATATCAATAGTTTGAGTATGTTTGCACATTGTTTCGTATACTAATGCTGGTTGTAATTCGCCAATATCGTATAATCTTTTAAACTCTGTATTTAGTTCGTGAATAATTTTTTCGGTATAAATTTGTTTCATTTTAGTATCAAAATTATTACTGGTATCAAATGTTTTTACAAAATCTCGTTCATACATTTTTTTGATTTTGTTAAATTTGTCTATGAACATATCAACATTTTCTAATGTTATATTTTTATGCATGAAGTTTAATGTTTTTTCCTCAAACTGTTGTAACATTTCATCATTTATTACACCTTTATTCACTTGTACATTTGTTCGCATTCTACGAATAAATATTAATAATTCATCTACATGAAAAATGTCTCCAGTTAAATCATATGATATATGATTATTAATAATATCATATTTATTAAGTTCAACGTAATCGCGTATTTTATTTGTAAATGATATAAAACCGTGTTTTCTTAATAAATCCTGTGGATCAGCATATTCTATTTCGGCAGTATAACTATTACGCACAGTGTCATTGCCAAATTTCCCGCGAATTCCTGCTGAAAACATATGTGATTTAATAGCACATAGTGGTAATATTTCACAATTAAACTCTTTAAATTGGTCGTGTGCCATCTCAATCATACTGCTTTCTGTTGACGACATTATTTTACTTACTTTTCCACAAACAAGACTATCACATTTATTTAAAATGATAATTATTTTAGCACTATAATTCTCTTCAGAAATTTTTTTAATATTATTTAACAATTTTTTATTTTTTACACTATCTTCTTCTAATTTATTTATATCAAAAACAACAACGAACAAATCAAATAATATTTTACTTTTTTTTATTCGTTTCATGCTTAGATCTAATTGAATATTGGATTCTCGTTCAACCCCAACAATATCAACAAATGTATATGAATATTTATTGTCTAAATAATAATTATCTGGCATTTTTATGTTAATACATTCTTGGTTTAAAAGTAATGCAGTAATCTCGTCATCATTATACGTTTTGTCGTCATAATCACCCATTTTAAAAATAGTTTCACATTCTGTATTTTTCTTTGAATAATTATTACAAGTGAGTGAATTTGTTATTGTTGATTTACCAGCATTTGGAAATCCCACAATAGCAATAGTTATATTTTCATATTGCTTAGTAGTAGTCATATTAATGTTTTCAGATTGCTTAGTAGTAGTCATATTAATGTTTTCAGATTGCTTAATAGTATATTTATAATGATAATACGTCAATGTTAATTAAATTCAATTTTTCATTATCAAATACATAATTAATTTAATAATATGTATTCTTTTTACTTTAAACAAAAGGGTATTTATAATACATTTGATATATTAGTCATCGAGAATTAAGTTATTACAACCTTAATTCCATTTGTTAATAATAAATCTCTCTCTTCAAAATTCGGTAAAGAATTAATTATAATCGTTTTAATTGATTTTATATGAGAAATTGATGAATATATTTTAGTTATTGTTGAACCTGCTTTTAATTCAATGGTTTTTAAATTTGGCAAATCTATATCTTTAAAATATATTATAGGTGTTGAGCCCGATATAATTAATTTATCTAATGATAATGGTAAATTTTTATAATTAAAATCTGTTCCTGTATTATTAAGTTCTAATGTATGACATTTAATCATTTTAAAACTTTCATTAAATTTTTGTGACCAATTACCATAGAGAGATATAGTTGTTAAATTATCGGATACATTAATAAACGACATGCGATTAGTTAATTGGGAATGACTCACAGTATCGTAATAATCTATTTTTATATTTGGAGTATTCAGTTTAAGAATATACGAAACTATATTACAATTATTAATAATACTCATTTCCATATATTTATCAACAAAATCTGTTAATTTGTTAAAATTTGTATTTAATGAAATATGATCTTTTGATAATTTATTAAAATTTGTAGATAATGTATTAATATTTTGTTCTAATTTTTTAATACAAATATCTTTTGCTCCTAAAACACAATCTTTATTAATTTTAAGAGTTAGTTCAAAGATAAATTGTAAATAATATTTATGATGAATTTTTAGTTTAATATTATCACTTGATGGTAGAATATCGGTTACAGCGTGTTCTTTATTATCTTCGATGAGTGCATTAAAAACTGTAATAATAACAGTATAAAACATATCAAGAGACATTTTAAATTCAAATATATCGGTATCTAAATAACTATTTGAATATAATTTATAAAATTGATTATCTAAGAATTGGATATAAACACAATCTTCTTTTTTAATAACTGTAATTTCATAATTGCCATGATTAAAAGTGGATGTCATTTGATATAATTATTTGATTTAATTATTTGGGTATTATCATATCAAATAATTAAATGTTCAATTTATTATAATAAATTGAAAAATAATATATATATATTATTTAATTAATATATATTTTATTAAGAGTATCTACAATGATGAGTGAAGTTGAAGTGTTCAAGGGTGACCTAAAAGTGGGTGAAGCAATAGAAACCCTTGAAAAGTATCCAGATATCGAGTATTTTACAACAAACGGACTAAAATATGTTAGAACATTTGTCAACTATATTGTTAATGGCAATCAAGTTATCTTACAAAGCTCAAGTGTTTTTCTTGACAAAAATGGAAAAGAACAAATAGTTCATCATACATCCGATGATAAAACACATTTTGTTGCAGTAAATTCGACAATGCCAATACGAGATATAAATAAAAAATGTTTTGTTGCAGTAAATCCGACAATACCAATAAGAGATCGACTAACACCTCGTAGTAGATATCAAGATTACATAAAACGAACCGGTGTTATCATTGACAATGAAAAAGAACAAATAATTATTCGTACATATGATTATAACATCTGGCATATATGGATGTACTTCAATATAACCTTTGTTGCAATTGTATGTATGTTATTCGTACATTCGATTGTATTCGTAAACACATAAATTCACCAACTCTGTGATCTTAGGAGATGATGTAGTTATCAACAGTTGAAATTTCGCTTTCAATTGAATAAAATTTATTTAAATTAGTTGATATATCATAATCTATTTCCACAATCATTATTTAGATATAATTATTTAATAATTATCTATGATATCCAATATTATAAAAAATTGGATTAATATAATTATTAATTATTAATTATTGGATATGATAAATTAATTTATCACACACAAAAGAGTATGATTGAGACTTGTTCTACTCGACACCAAGGTTGCTAAGTATATACTTAGCGGCATCCTGCATGACATGGGTGCCAGGGATACTGGGACGACCTTGGGCAATATTCCTAAAAAGCTCGATATGCCGTCTAATAAACTCGCGACTTGCCGGATTCTCAGAAAAGTTTGCAAAACTACAGACCACGGAATCGCAGATCAGTGGATCAGCAATTACACTGAGGATTTCAACGAGTTTATCGATTATTTCCTTGTTGACGATATTACTTGGTACTAATGGACGTCTACTGAAATCTTCAATATAATGAGCAGCTCCAAGTCCCCAATCTCTGACAATAAGTCCATTATGAATACAGTCTATAGTTTCAATCAACGTCTCGACGGTCGGCGATTTATCCAATTCCGCGACGGCGGTCGGCGATTTATCTAATTCCGCGACGGCGGCCGCCAATTTTCCGAAGCGGGGTTCAATGTCTTCAATGTCTTCATCAGGTGGTTGCAACGATCGCCAATGGGGGGAATATGGGGGTGGAAGTTGACCGCCATTGCATTTTGTGATAATGGCCTTAACTAGGTAGGAAAACCCAAAATGATGTTCACTCGGATGCGCCTCGAGAATCAGTTTTGTACCACTCAACCAGAGGTTCAATGTGAATTGGAATAATCCTCCACAAAAGGCTTGGCAATCCCATTCATACATCTGTTTATCAAATTTGTGGAACATACTAAGTACTTGAAGGATACCATTTAGACGTTTAACCACTGTACGTGGGTCTTTTTCGCCAAGTGAGGCGCTGTGAAACCCCAGGTTATAGTAGGGGATAGTGCTGAGATCCGTCGGATCCGGTTCTGGCACCGGTTCTACCACCGGTTCTGACACCTGCATTAGTGCCATACTGGATATTGGTCCTCGGTTTAATGATTGTAAATAAATCAATATGGATATTAGTATATAAAAGTATTTCAATTTTTTTATATATCAATATGTGTAATAACTATACATATGGATCTATTATAGATGGTTTTGCGAGGATATTACAATTACTAATATGTTTATAAAATAATTTATTTTTATATTGGATATAAACACAATCTTCTTTTTTAATAACTGTAATTTCATAATTGCCATGATTAAAAGTAGATATTATTTGATTTAATTAAATGTTCAATTTATCATAAATATAATATCAAATTTATATATATATATATGATAAATTTAACATTTATTTCTATATAATATTCAATTTTTATATATTTTACATATACCAGCAAATTGGAAACATGTGTATCTTGTACGATAAACTATACCAAGACACACTGTGTCCGGGAACTTTCCCGGTAAATTACAAGATACAAGCACTGGGTAAAAGTCGGAACGGGTACCCGTTCCGACCATTTATAATGCCGGTTGAACCTACCCCTATGTTTTCTGAAAAGGAAACGTCAACGACAACAACACACGCGATCATTTGTATGATTGCGTGTGTTGTTGTCGTTGACGTTAAATTGTGGTTGAATTGAACGACGAACCCAGATCTGTGATCTTTCAGCTGTTGTTATTTACAGCTGAAAAAGATTATTTATCTTTGAATAAAAATTTATTTAAAGATAAAATAATAATATATATTATGAAAAACATATATTATTAATACTATATATTATGCTCCTATAGCTCAGTTGGATAGAGCGTGTGACTGTTAATCACAAGGCCGTTGGTTCGATCCCAACTAGGAGCGGTATAAATCTTATACCTTAAATTTATAATAGGATAATATTCTATTATAAATACTCAACCAAGTAAACCACCGAATGTATCTATATCATTAAAAATATTAATAATTATTTTTTTAATGATGTTAATATATCCATATTTATTTATAGTAAATAATTTACAAAATATATTATTTTGTAAATTATAATATATTTTTATTAGTGAAAATATATCATTAATATTTTTTGGAATTAATTTATAATCTATATCGCATATCATATTTTCATATTTGGTTGTTTGTTCTTTTTCGTATAAAATTAAAGATGGTTTGAAGAAATTATCTTTAATTTTCAGGGGTCCGATATTATTTAATATTGATTTTTGTGATTTAATATTTAGTCCGTATAATTTTTTCCATTTTGGGACAAGACTAGAATATTTAACTAATTTATTTATTTCATTTTCATTTAGAATAGTCCCAAATCCTCTCATTCTATATTTATTAATAATTTCAATTGGATCTTTTTTACCAGTAAAATATTTATAATCGATATTAATAAGAGTCATGCACGCAGAAATACACGATGGTGTTAAATATATTTGATTACCGTCATAATACGATCGAACAATTGGAAGGTGAAATTGAGATACAATTGAAAAAAATTCTAAATTTTTTATTTGGAAAAATTCTAAATTATGTGGAAGAAAATGAGAAGAAATTCTAAATTTAAAATTAATTAGTGGTATAATAGACACAGTTTCTTCTTGTTCATATGATAGTATTATATTAATGTCTTCAATTTGGGCTGGTATATAAATTTCATGATATTTTGGATCAAAAAAATTATCAGGATTTTCTGTAGCAGATTTTTTAAGATATTTTTTATGTGTTTCAATATAATGCATATATACGATATCTTTAATTTCTGGAATATTTAAATTAGATATTATTTCATCGTATGATAAAGATATAGAATTAACAATATAGGTTGAAATAAATTTATTATTTATTAAAATTGATGCCGATTTGTTAGAAAATATTTTAGTAATTTCAAAATCATTATTAATTACGTTATTTAATTTAATATTTATTTGTAGTTGTTTATTAAACTCAATAATTTTATCTACAAATTCGTGGATATCTTTAATATTACACATTATATCAACATCTGCCTCTTTATAATATTCGTTGATAAATCCTATAAAATCTATATCATAATTTGTTTTATTAGTTATAAATAATGACATTAGTGTATTATAATTAGGTAAGCATGCAGCCATTATACTACCCGTCATTGCAATATTGTTCCAATTGATATCTTTTAGTAAATCAACATCATTTGTACCAGATATAAATTTATTTATTCTTTGAATAAATTTATCTTTGTTACATACACCATATCGAGTATTTTGGTCAATTATTTCATTTTTTTTAATATATACATGTTGTTCGACACCTAGAATATTATTACTAATATTTAATATATCGTTGGATACTAAAATTGGCATATATGGACATATGTGTATATTATTTACTGAATACGGGTACCATGGTAATAGTGATGCAGTATCAATATTAAATATAAATCTATCAGTTGAAACGATATGACTTCGTTTAATAGATTCTTCCATATACATAGTAATCCACGTATATCCGAGTATATATCTAAACAGTTGTCCATATTTTTGCATAAATGACATGGAATCTGTAAATATATCATTTGACATGATTTTTTGAAGAATATATTTATTATTTATTATAAAATGGCACAAATCTTTTGATATTAGACAATTCATAATAAGATAATATTGTATATCTGTTGATAATTTATCATATATTATATTAAAATTAGTATTTGTCATTGTATTAAATAGTTGGTTATTTGGAATTTTATACAAATTATATCCAAATGAATTAATACCAGACGATGCGTCAATATATTCTGGTTTTTTTGATAAGAATAATAAGTAATTGTCGTCTTTTATTGATTCTAAATATTTTAGAACATTATCGATATTTTTATCAGACAGTCGCTCATTTATTGATAGATTAAAACCACTTGATTTAAATTTATTATTATAATTTAATTTACAGTTATTATAAATTGTCCAATAATTAGATTCTGCCATTTCGCTAATCATTTTAATATGATTTATTTTAATTATCGGAATATTATCATATATACCAAAATAATCATTTAGTTGTAAACTATTATAAATATCTATAAACTCGACAAGTCCATCATTAAACTGTTTTAAATATCTAACTATGTCTACATATTTAAAACGAAATAAACAACACGCCAAAATATCACTATTTGCGCTTACTATATTACCATATTTATCATTAACGCACAATTCATTAAAATTTGTAGCACTTATACAAATGAAATAATTATACATAATTTCAGTTATCGAACTATATTTAACCTGAATTAATTGAATTGATTTTTTTATATATTCTAATTCTTCTGTTGTTATTAATTTTTCATGAAAAAAAGGTTGATAACTTATATTTTCTTTTAAACATATTATATATGGACTATTAAATTTTATATATAATTGAGATGGTATTATGGATTCATCAAATCTATTTGATATATTATGTAAATTTGGACAAAATATATTATTTACTTTATCTGATTTACATTTTGTTGGAATAATTTCATCTTCGTTGTCGATACCTAAATCTAAGGGATTCATTTTTAAGGTAATATATATTATTCAAATAATATATATTAATTATTTAAAGTTTCAATTTTTTATAATAAGCTGATACTTATCAATTTTTTATAAAAAAATCAGTTAAACAACATATATATATTCATTTGGACTTATTTGTTCGATTATATCTCTTTTTTCTAAAAATTTTAAACATTCTATTAGTTCTTTTATTTCAATATTAAATATATATTTTAGATTGGTGTTAAATTTTATTTTATCAATAAAATTTAAAATAGATTGTTTTAAATAATCTATTTTAAATTTTTGTGTTGAATTATTTTTAAACATTTTAGTTAGTATAAGATATCTTAAATAATTCGCCGAATCTGTATCTAAATCTATATTATTAAATACAATTTGACTAACATCTAATGTTGGAATAAATGTTGAAATATCGTGTGTTATTAAGCTATCATCCGTTGATATAATTAAAATATTATTTATTAGTTTAATTATATTATTTAATAATAAATTTGATATATATGATTGTAAATATATAATTGTATGTTCTTTATTTGATTTTTTATTAATTATTGTAGAAATTAAAGTATCAATATTATATTCTTTTTGTGAGATTGACGATATTAATAAATATTGAACGATATTGCATGTTATGTCCATATTATTAATAGTAATATTTATAATTGACTGTTCGATACGCCATTCTATAATATCCGTATAATATAATTTATCATAATATGTTTTTCCAATTTTAATATATTGTTTAAGTTCTGACGTATATAAATTATCATCACATAATTGAATATATTGTTTATCTAGTTTATTATATATTTGTTTATTAATAATAGTGTAAGTAATATTTGAAATATCTATATCACAATCTTTGATATTTTTATCCGTGGCGTCGTCGTTGTCATCATCCTTGCTAAATGCCTTCTGAATATTTGTATTATTTACTATAAAATTTCTTAGATCATCTAAAAATAATTTTACTATTTTTGAAGATTTATGATAGTTATTTTTTTTATTAATTAATTTATTAAACATATCAATCTCTGTATATAATATACTATATTCAAATTTACCCATTTGAATAATATTTAATACGCGATTATATAAAGATTTTAAATAATCGCTCCATAATTTTTTTGTATTTTCATACAATGATAATAATGATATGGTATTCATATCTAAATTATGTATAAGATAATCAAATAATCCTATTTTTGTATTAAATATAGTTGAATATAAACTACGATTATTATTGTTATTAATTTCAATTATTGGTAAAATGTTTAATAAACTTATAACTAATTCAACATTTGGAGATTCATTTTGATTAAATTTTAAAATCCATCGTTCTGAAAAATTTAATATAATATTTGCGAATTCATTATTATTATTATATAATGTTGTTATAATATTATTATCAACAAAACTATCATTTATTAACACATCATTCAAATATGATTCAAATATATTTAACATATTACAATTTACATAGTGTTCAAACTCTGTATTATAAATAATATCTATGAAAAATTTATTTCTAGATAGTATTTTAGTAAAATCATTACATATTTTACTTAATCCAACATTTGATTTATAATATTGGATATTAAAATGATATAATATACGTTTTGAATAGACATCAATAAATGTTTGTGTATTTAAATGTCTTGTTTTATAATTATCATACTGTATTGGTTGTATTGATAAAAAATTTGATAATATCATAATATTATCTATAACATCATACATACCAATTGATATATATGCATTTTCTAAAAAGTTATTATATATATGATCGCATATATACTCTAATTTATCTTGATCTTTATTTATATATTCAATAAATAAATCTTGTAATCTATATTTAGTGTAGTTATTGTAATTTTGTATTTTATTATACGAAATATTTAATTTATTTATTATATTTATTTTAATATTAAACTGATTAAAACTATCAATATCAAACTTATTTTGTATTGATATTTTATTAAAGTTTACCTTATCAATAAAAAATATATGATGATACTTTATATAATCAATTTTAAATTTACTGATATCCGTACAACTTAGTATACTGCATATATATTCATGTGTAGATTCAGTAGGTACAGATTTATCCTGAAACAAATTAAATAAATCCATCGCCAATAAACTTTTATTTTAATTATTATTATTTATAATAATAATTAAAAGTTTCAATTTTTAATTATTGTACATATTTTGATATAAAAATAAATATTATAGAAAATATTATCGCCTTGAGTATTAAAATTTTATAAATATTAAATGTTGTTTTTTTAGATATTAATTTATCAAATATTATTGATAAAAAAGGTAATGATAATAATATATATACTAATGTACCAATAATTGCTTTTTTTAATATATCAACTAACTCCTTATTTAGAATATTTTTTGTTTTTTTTTGTTTTTTTTGTTTTTTTTTTTGATTTTCTAATTGATTTTGTTTTTGATGTTGTAATTGATTTTGATATTGTAATTGATTTTGATATTGTTGTTGATATTGTTTTTGATTTTCTAATTGATTTTGATGTTGTTGTTGATTTTGATTTTCCAATTGATTTTGATTTTCCAATTGATTTTGATTTTCTAATTGTGTATTTGTTAGATTTGCAATATTAGTTCCACCAATTGGATTTAAATTATCTGACATAATATTATTAAACATTTCAGAAATATTATTATTTAGTGTATGTTCATTATATGAATTCATATATATTGTTTATATAATAGATAATTTAGATTATTTATACGCTTAAAATATATTATATATTTTTTAATAATAATTCGATATCATTATTTAAAATATTAGTTAGATAATAATTATTTGATTCATGTTGTATCATTAACATAACATAATTATGACTATTTGGTAAAATATCTGTAATTTTAATAAATAGCTTCATATCTAAATAATTTATTTGTATAATATTATTTATTATACTAGTTGGTTTATTATTTTGAATATGATTATTCAAAATCCCCCGAGAATATATCATTGTTTTATTTAATGGTTGAACATAAATATTTACATAATAAATATTGGCAATAGAATTAAATAAATCAATCAATTTATAATTATAATAAATTGAGTCATATGTTAATAATTTAGATTCACTAGTATCAGTATTTATTTTTTCCAATGTATCAAAATATGAACTATTAATATTTATTAAAAATACATCTCCAAAAATAGCAATTGAATTATTATAATATTGTGATAAACCGGATGCTATTAAATTAAAATTATTTTTTCGCACATCGTCAGATAAATAATTAGCAGAATTTAAAACATTATTTATCAGTAATAAATTATATTTATTATCAGTTTTGTTAATTGTTAGTATTTCGTAAAATTGTATTTCTTTGTCTATTTTATTAATATTTGCAAAATAAGAATTAATATATTTAACAGGGTCTTCGTCAAATAATTCAATAATATAATTTTCACTAATTTCTATTAAATCTACAATAGAATCATTAGACATATTGAGATTATTTTGAATAAGTGATTTGTGTATAGTTTCTAAAATAATAGAATCAATATTTTTATCAGAATTTGGTTTAATTTGTATAAAATTCATTTTAAATAATAAGTATAATATATATTATTTAAAAATTATTAACTTATTAAACAATTAAATAGTTATTATAGTTATATTTAATTGTTTAATTTGGTTAAATATATTATCTATTTGTAATACTCTATTAATTTGAATAGGTTTAATTGTAAAATATTTATATATATTATTTTTTGTAGGAAATGGTAAAAAATAATCTGTATTAATTATTTCATATAGATAACCTATATTATTTAATTTTCTTATTTGTTCTTTTGATAATTTTAAATATATATCACCATTCTTTTTTATTCCCTTTTCAACATTTATTGAAGTATCGTCTATTTTATTTAAATTATTATCAGACGATAATATTGAACTTAACGATAACCATTCTTCAGTATAGGTATATATAATATTTTGAAGAATAGGGATTTTTTTATCATATTTAGTAAATGATGCATAATATAGTGTATTCGGTGGTTGTATTTGATGTTTTAATTCTAAAATATTAATAATTGATATTAAATTAAATTGCATATAATTTATTTTTGAATAAATATTTTGTAATTGTATTCTTTTTTTAATTAGGAATTCAATATTGAGATAATCTAAATCAAAATCACCATTAATAATATCTTCTTTTGAATTTTCTAAATTATATTTAATAATAGTTTTTGCATGTTGTTCAGAATCAACTTTAACAAAAAATTTAGGAATAATATCTAAATTTATATTGATACGATGATTTTTAAAAAAACTAAGATAACCTATTAATATAATTTTTTTATTTTTATGTTGAGTTAATTTATTAATAAAATATTCGATTTTTACTTTCCAATATTGAAACATCTTTTTTTCTAAAGTTTTTGTCTTAACTTGTGATAGTTTTGTTTCAGTTTGTGATAAATTTTTATCTTTTGACCTATTTAAATGATATTCGTATTTATTAAATAATATTTCCATATTTGTATCTTCAATAATTTTATTTGTAAATAAATCAACATCAATAATATCAAAATAATTTATTAATAATGATTTATTAAATAATAAATTTAATTCATTTTTTGATTGTACTGTCAGACCAGCAATATGTGCAAATATAATATTTTTATTATATTTAGTATTCATCTAATATATTTATATATATATATATTCTTAACTAATAATATATAAATGTATTTTTATTTATTAATATGTTTAATTGTAATTGTTGTTATTAATTATTTAAATATATGTAATAATACTAACAATAATAATATAAAACAAAAAATTTATAAACAAGAATTAATATTACTAGAATTAAAAAATAAAATTAATAATAAATCAAGATCAATTACAAATATAGAAAATACAAATATAGAAAATACAAACAAACAACCACATATAGATCCAGTACATATTAGAGATCAAATGGTATTAAATGATAGATTATATCCACCACTCGGAAGAACAGAACGACCACAATTTGATTTATTAATGAATTATATAAATAGTAATTCTGGTATATTTAATAATTATACTAGAGGGCGACCAGATACATTTCGATCACTTGGATATCTAACACCAGTTGATAAAATACAAACAATAGATTCAACCTTAATATTATATGGTAGATCAAAATATCCAAATTCAGATATGGGAGATTTTTATATTTCATCATCTAATAAAATGTCAGATATAAAAGTCCCATTGACTGAATATAATTCAAATATTAGAAAAATTACAGATATACCGTTAAAAATAATTATAACTGGAAATATGTTAAATGGTAATTATGATTTTACAGAATTACCAAAAGCAAATTTAGATTATCCATATATATAATTTTTAATTTATTAAAAGTTGAGATGTTCCATCCTAACTTTTAATTTATTAAAAGTTGAGATGTTCCATCCTAACTTTTAATAAATTAAAAGTTGAGATGTTCCATCCTAACTTTTAATTTATCAATAGCTCTGCTATTAATAAATTAAAAGTTGAGATGTTCCATCCTAACTTTTAATTTATCAATAGCTCTGCTATTAATAAATTAAAAGTTGAAATTTTCATTTATTATAAATAGATAAACTATATATATTTATTTATAATAGAATAATGACAGATCTTATATTTAATGTGTTAGATTGGCATGAATTTGATGAATATTGTATACCGGACGGCGATTCTGATATAGATTCCGATAAGAAATTAACCAATTCTGATAAGAAATATGTTATCAAGGCATTTGGTAGAACAGAAGATTTTAAATCGGTATATTTACGAATTGAGAATTTTCCCCCGCATTTTTATGTATTATTACCAGAGTCGTGGACTACTAATTTACAAGCAAAAATAGAACACGTTGTTAATCTTTTAAAATCAAGAAATAATACATTAGAACATACTATTGAGAAATATGAAATAGTTAGAAGAAAAAAATTATATGGATTTAATGCTGGAACTAAGTTTAATTTTATGCGACTTGTTTTTAAAAATAAAAAGGCGATGACTGATTGTTCATATATGTTTAATAATAAGATTATGTTATTTAATAGTTCAAATAATAGGTTAGGTATAACGGAACGATTTGTTAAATTTGATGTATATGAATCTAATATTGATCCGTATATTAGATTTATACATATACAAAATTTACAATCAACGGGATGGATTAAAATTGACAAATCAAAATTAATAGTAAATGATGAACCAACAACATGTAATTTATCATACACAGTTAATTGGACGGATGTTAGTTCAATAAATTTAACAAAGATAGCTCCATTTTATATTTGTTCGTTTGATCTCGAATGTCGAAGTTTAGACGGTAGTTTTCCACAGGCGTCGAGGGATTGGGATCAAATTATTCAAATTGGGTTAACATTTAATAAATATGGTTCAACTGATATTATTAAAAAGATAATAATATCATTAAATACGTGTGATTCTATCAAAGATACTGAAATAATAGAATGTAAAACAGAAGGAGAATTATTATTAAAATTTCGTGATATAATACAACGAGAAGACCCGGATATTTTAACAGGATATAATATATTTTCATTTGATCAACCATATTTAAACAATAGGGCAAAACATTCAACAATAAATGTAGATGAAGATTTTTATTACATGTCAAAACTCAAAAATTATAAATGTAAATTAAATATAAAAAATATATCATCTGCTGCACTAGGGGATAATAAAATGTCATATTTTGATACTATTGGAAGAGTGCATATTGATTTGATGAAAGTGGTACAGCGAGATTTTAAATTAACTTCATATAAATTAGATTGTGTTGCTGAAAATTTCTTCAAAGATAAAGTTATATCAATAGAAAAAATAGAAAATATCGATAAATATAAAATATATTCAAAAAATACACAAATTTTAAGTAAAGGAAATTATATTAGATTTGAAAAGAATGATGAGATATTAATGCAAAAATATCGTATATTAGAAATATCGTATAGTGAAAATTATATTATATGTGAAAATCTGGATATTAAATTATTAGAAAAATGTAAATTATATTGTGGAATGGTAAAAGATGATATTAAACCACAAGAAATTTTCGATTTATATATGAAAACATCAACAGACCGTAAATTAATAGCAGAATACTGTATTCAGGATTGTATGTTAGTATCTAAATTGATGATGAAACTTGAAATAATATCAAATAACGTATCAATGGCATCTGTATGTCATGTACCCTTACATTATATATTTTTTAGGGGTCAGGGGATAAAAAGTCTTAGTTTGGTAGCAAAATACTGTAGAGAAAAGGGATTTTTAATCCCAGTATTAAAAAAAATAGAAGATGGTGAAAATACAGGATATGAAGGAGCAACAGTAATGGAACCAGTAATTGGTTTTCATAAAACACCGATTGTTATATTAGATTACAATTCATTATATCCGTCTAGTATTATTATGAAAAATGTTTCACATGAAATGCTTGTTATATCACCCGAATATGATAATCTAGATGGATATATATACGAAGATGTTTATTATATGGATAATAAACAAGAACAAGTACATTGTAGGTTTGCTAAAAAAAATGGAGAATTTGGAATAATTCCGGCAATATCTATGGAATTATTAACAAAACGAAAAGAGACAAAAAAAGAGATGGCAAAAGAAACAGATCAATTTAAAAAAAATATTTTAGATGGTAAACAAAATGCATTAAAAGTAACTGCAAATTCTATATATGGACAATTGGGGGCATCAACATCACCAATCTATTTTAAACATGGTGCTGCATGTACTACTGCAATTGGTAGAAGTATGTTATATTTGGCAAAGGAGTTTATTGAAAATGATTTATTAGATATATTATTGAATATATATACAGTAATAAAGGCGGGTGATGAAAATTTATTAGAAGAAATATTTTCAAAATACTTAAAAGAACGAAATATTGAATTTGAAACATTTTTAAATACATTTTTAGTAGATTTATTTGATAAATATAAAATAAATCCTAAAATTATATATGGAGATACAGATTCTGTTTTTATAAATTTTAATATTAGAGATAAACAAATAGATGAAGAAATATATACAAAATCAATACTTAGTTATTGTATTGAGTTAGGAAAAATAACATCAAAATTTTTAAAAACATTGTTACAATATCCACAAAATATGGAATATGAAAAAACTTTTTATCCATTTGCGTTAATGGCAAAAAAGAAATATATTGGAAATAAATATGAAGAAGACCCAGATAATTATAAACAAACATCAATGGGCGTTGTCTTAAAAAGACGAGATAATGCAAATATAGTTAAAAAAATAATAGGAGGAATGGTTAATATAATGATGAATGAAATTGATATTGATAAAACTATACGATTTATTAAAAAATCTGTAAATGATCTTATCAAAGGCAAATATGAAATACATGATTTTATTACATCAAAAACATTAAAAGCAGATTATGTAGATAGAACACGATTATCACATGTTGTATTAGCAGATAGAATGACTATAAGAGATCCCGGCAATGCTCCACAATTAAATGATCGTATTCAATTTGTTGCAATTGAAGTAAAAGAAAAAAAAGGTGTTAAACTTTTACAAGGAAATCGTATTGAGCACCCAGACTATATTTTAGAAAAAAAATTAAAGATTGATTATTTGTTCTATCTAACAAATCAAATAATTAATCCAGCAACACAATTTTTAGAATTAATAATGAAACCATCTGATGTTGATAATATATTTAGAGAATTTATCATAAGTGAAGAAAATAGACGAAAAGGTATACAATCACTTGATAAATTTGGAATTATTAAAAATAAATCAAATAAATTAGAAATAATAGACGAATTTGATTTTGATAATTTAATTAATACAAATGCAAAACCAAATAATAACATCAAATCAAAAAAAAAAGAACAACAACAGATTGAATTAATCGTTGGTTCTGATTCTGATTAATTTATTTTATTTTTTTTAATTTATTTTTTAAATTTTGTTTTTTTGTTAAAACTGGGTTTTCAAAACTAACTAAATTTATTGATGATGTATTAATCGAACTACTCTCATTTAAATATTCTGTATTGCTATTGCCAAAAGATTCTGACGAATTAATATTATAATTAATATCAGAATCACTCTCGTTGATGTCTGTACCGTCCATAACCGAGTCAGACATATATTTTTCAGCCTTGCTTCTCATAGTTTGTTTAGTTGTTCTCTTTGATTTAGTTGTTCTTTTTGTTTGTTTTTTTTGTTTTTCTTCATTTTCCTTTTCCTTTTCCTTTTCCTCGTCCTCGTCCTCGTCGTCATCGTCATCGTCATCGTCATCGTCGTCTAAGTCATCGTCATCCTCGTCTAATTCATCATCACTGTTGTCCTTTTTTCCCCCAGTTTGTGTAAAATATTTTTTAGCATTATTTATAATCGACTTTGCATTATTTTTACCACCATATTGATTATTTATTATAGATTGTGCATCGCTTGTTTCGCTGAAGCCGCCACCATATTGATTATTTACCATAGCTTGTGAGTCGCTTGTGGCACTAAACTCGCCACCATATTGATTATTTACCATAGCTTGTGAGTCGCTTGTGTCACTAAACTCGCCACCATATTGATTATCTCTAATAGATTGAAAATCACTGGTATCGCTAATATTGTGTTTATTATCGTTTCTTACAAAATCTTCAGTGTGAATTGAAAAAGAATCCGACATATTTCCACCGTCTTGGTTAAAATCAGACTCTAAAAAACTTAAATCAATGTCAATTATTTTGCGTGTAGATTTTAAGAATGTCATTAAGGATATTATATTAATATTTAAGATAATTATTTTAAATATTAATATAATATTTAATTTATGCGATATTTAATTATATATGATTGAAACAATAATTATAATAATATTAATAATATTTATTATAATATATAAATTTAAACATAAACTAAATGTTAAATCTATATATGCATTTAATAATATTGCATATATAGTTAATGATTTACCAGACGCACAACAAGCATCGGATACATTGTCAAGTATTGTAATTATTATTAATCAATTGATTAATAATATTATTAAAGACTATGATAATAATATTATGAATAATAATGATAAAAAATATATAGAGTACGTTAGAATAATTAAAAATAAATTACCAAATGTAAAAATAAGTGAAAATTTAGTAGATAGTAAATATACATCCTATAGTATAAATAAGGGGGAAGAATTAGTTTTTTGCATTAGAGATAATAAAAAATATAAAATACACCCAATAAATGAATTATTATATGTAGCAATTCACGAGATTGCACATATTGGATGTCCAGAAGTAGGGCATACAGATTTATTTAGATTAATAAATATTTATCTATTAGAAAAGGCAATTTATTATAAGTTATATAAATTTATAGATTATAATAAACATAATAAAAAATATTGTGGTATGGTATTAACATCAACAATACTTAAATAATATAATATTATTTATACTATAAATAATATTATAATAGTATAATATTATACTATTATAATATGGACGATCCAATTAAAATAATACATAAATTTAAAAACCAAAATAGAAAAATTCAATATAATGTTTTAATATTTTTGGGAAATATTATATCTGAAACAACAAATAATGTTTTAATTAAGATAAAAGATAAAAATTTATATACAACATTAACAGAAATAAATAATTATGATTTAGAAATTTTAAATACAAATTATGGCGAGAAGTGGTATTTAAAATTTTTTATTAATAGACATATCAAGAATACATTTAAAATAATTAAACAAAATGAAACAAAAAAGAACGAAATTATTAAAAAATATGGAAAAGACTGGTATGATGCACATATTAATATATATTCTACAATATCAAAAACAATATATTCATATCAATCTGTATTTAAACAAGAAAAGGAATTAAAAATTAAAAATACCAAAACTAATTTAAATGTATTTAAATCTAATTCTAAATCTGATATATCAGATTCGGAAGTTGTAAAACAAATATCAAATAGAATACAATTAGAAAATAATATATCTAAAATTATAAAAAAAAATATTGGCGAATCATTAAATAATTCTTCAGAAGAATTATTTAATAGTAGTTATAATAATTCTGAGGAACTTTTGATTACAGAAACCAATACATCCTCCGAATTATCAAAAAGTAGTTATAATAACTCAGGCGAATCATTTGACGACGTGGCAATAATAAATAATATAAATGAAGTAGAAAATATAAATATAGATAGCATTGACGAATATAATATTGAAGATTTAGAAAAAATTAGTAAAGAAGATGTAGAATATAATAAAGATGTAGATAATATAAATAAATCACTACATCAAATTATTAATAAAACAGAAATTGAGACAATAGATAATAGTATTGGTGAAATAATCAAATGGGACAAAAACAAGGATAATATTATGTACGACGATGATTTGATAAATATATATTCAAAAATATATATTTATAATCAATATATATCAAAAGATGATACAATAAAAACAATTAAAAATAAAATATCATGTGGGTATAAAAAATCATCTATTTTTAATAAAACATCGCCATATTTTTTACCATCTAGATTATATTTATGGTCAGAATATTCATATACTGATGTTGAAAATAAAACAATAACTGAAAAATTAATGATTGGTCAAAAATGGATTAGACGTAATGAATTATTAGAATTAGATATTGAACCAAATGACAATATTAGAAATTATGAAATATTAAAAGGCGAACTAAAGAATCTACAAGAGAATATAAAAAAGTATACATCAAAAATAACATATGAAAATGACGAACATATTATATTATCTGATTATATGGATTATATAACACTAAATGAATTATATATGGTAGATATATATAACGAATTTGGTATAAATTATAGTGCCGAGGACGAATATATAAAAAATGTTTACGATGTTTATGTAAAAATATACTACCATGGAATATCATTTGATGATTTTAAAAATATAATACATTATTTAAATAATAAAAATGATGTAGAAAGTACAAAAATTAATATAGCCCATAAAAATATTAACAATGACTTACTTATGGAAAATGAAATATTAAAAATAATAGAAGAACTAAAAAAAACACCATTATTATATAATAATATTTTTAAAGAAAATTATATAACACAATCCGTCATTCATATTAATATTAAACATTCAAATATTAAAAAATCACCAAAAATAGAACTATATCGTATATTTGATAATTTTATAGTAGATGATAACTATCCTTTTATACAATATCAAACAAGTGATAGTAAACTTGTTTTTAAATATTATTCATTAGATAAAGAACACGATAAAGATAAAATAATGACAAAGTGGTTCGAATCCGCACCATATGGTATAAGTTTTAAAATTAATATAGATAAAGTTGGTAATAATAAATATATAGCAGTTAATTTAAATGAAAATGGAAGAATAGATTATAAAATTCAATGGAAAGAGGATGATCACGCCACTATAGAAGATATTAAAGTATCATACAACAATATTAAAGAAATATTAAAGAAAATAAATAAAGAAAATACTAAATTAAAGTTAGAGATACCAAATAATAGTAAATTTAAATTTGCATTTATAAATACAATTCAGCAATTTGAATTACCAGAAAAATTTATGATTTCGCACAATGATTTATCAGATTTTTGTAGATATTTTTACCCGTATATAGCGGTTGTTATTGAACCTAGAAAAAGACAATCAAAGATATTAAAAAAAAATGATAAATCAAAATATGGAACATATTTGAGATATAAACGTGTATCTAAATATAACAATGAATCTAGTTTAGAAAAAAGAATAGTATATTATTTAAAGAATTATGAATTCAATGAAAAATTACTTGGTATAGAAATTTCAAAACAATTTAATATTACAGATAATCAGGCACTAAATAAAATTAAAAATGTAATTGAAAAATATCCAAATATAAAAAAATCACGAAATGTTCTAAAAAGATTTGATAATATTCCAAAATATAAACCACCTGGTATTGGTATTGATATTCAAGGAAAGCATCGTAATAAATATAAAATGAGAATTAGTGGATCTCGATCAAAAGAACAATTAGATAATATTACAACATTTATGAATATACTTATTTATTTATATATTCAAACATATTTATATAAAAAACCAGAATATCAAAAATTAAAAGATAAATTAAAAACGTTAGTTAATATAGCAAAAAGATTAAATAAAGTAGACGATATAATAGAACAATCTGATGTTGTTAAAACTGTAAAACAAATTACTAAATTAGATAAAGAACGTTTAGGATATAAACCAGAAAAGGGACAAAACCAATGGACTAGAAATTGTCAAAATTCTGGTACAAAAAAACGAAGACCAATCCCATATACAAATGATAATATACAACAAATGATAAATGATGGATATATATTAAATAATGATACTGGTGATTATGAAAAAGAAATAATAAAAGGAAAAAAAAAAATTATTTTAAAAGCAGCAAAAATAGAAAATTATGACTCAAAAGGAAATGATATATATTATACGTGTGATCCAAAAGAGAATGGGCAATATATGTATGTTGGGTTTCTGTCTCGTTCATCTAATCCATACGGATTATGTATGCCCTGTTGTTTTAAGAAAGATCCAATTATTTCTAAAAATAAAGAAAAACAAGAATTTCATATGCAATGTCTTGGTAAAATTTCAAATGAAATTAAATCAAAAAAAATAATTGGAGATAAACTATATATTTTACAAGATTCAAATAATATACAAGATAATCGGTTTAGTTATTTACCGGATTATTTAGATATATTTTTAAATACAATGTTAAAAAAAGATAAAATTATTAAAAATAATTATTTAACTACATCAGAAAATGGATGGTTTTTCAAATATGGTTCTAAACAAGACGATGATGTATTTTTATCAGCAGTTGCAAATGCATTAGATGTAACAGTTCAATTTATAAAAGATAGAATAACTGACAAATTATTAAATTTATCAAATATTGAATCAATATTTACATCTTTAAACAATGGTGATATAAAAACACAATTTAAAACAATTAATTCATATATTAGATATATACATACAAATTTTGAAATAGAATTTGAATTAATTGCTGATATATTATCTATACCTGGTATAATTCACGATTATGGATTAAATATACTAATTTTTAATAAAAAAACTCAATTTATACAGAACGAAATAGACAATAAAACATTAAAAGATGATTTTAATATAGAATGTGTTAATAGTGAAAATATAAATTATTTTATAAACCCAGATCGTATAAATATACTATTTATACGAGAAGATTTTAATTATTTTCCAATATATCAGATTAGAAAAAAAGAAAATTCAAAAAATATAGATATTGACAAAGTATTTAAATACGAAAACATACCGACAAATATAATAGATCATTTATATAAATATATAAAAATAAATTATTCACAAAATAATATATATAATATCCAGACAGACACTGCTAAATATATATTTAATAAGATAGAACAATTTGGATTAACTACTTATTTTCCAACTAAACAAATAATTGATAAACGTAATAAATGTAAATATTTTGTTATAATGGATAAATATTTAATCCCAATAAGACCATCTGGGGCCCTATTTTGGATCCCAGTAGAAACAAATTATGAACCATATATTAGTAATTTAGAAACAATGTCAGATATTCTTTATGATATTTATCATAAATCTAATAAAGAAATTAAAATTAAACCAACTGGTTTTTATTATACATATGATAAAAAAGATACATATGATAAAAAAGATACATATGATAAAAAAGAGACATATAATATTGAAGCTATTATTATTAATAATAATATACATGTTCCAATAAACATAAAAACAATGACAAACCCCGATATTATCGAATATATTAAAAAATATAAAATAAAAGATTTTATAAAAGAGTCTAAATCTATATATGATATTATAGATAAGGAAATTATAAATTTTGACCCACAAAATATAAATATAGACAAAAGAATTAAAGAAACTACTACAAATAATTATATACAAGAAGGATATGAATTATTTAGATTAGAATTATCATATTATTTAAAAGATCAGACTAAGTTAAGAGAAAAAATAATTAAATTATTAGCAAAAGATAATTACGAAAAAGATAAAAAAGTAAAGGATATTAAGAAAATTTTATATAAACTAGTAGATAAAAAATTATACGATACTTATTTATCTATGGAATCGTCTAGTATAAACGATAACGAAGAACAAATTGGCGGCGATGTAGATATAGATAATATAAATATGTTTATTAATACAAATAAAAAATTAGTCCAAATTAACAATAATGATATCGATATTAATAAATATTCAATAAAAAATAATAGAGAAGTATGTCCGACAATTACAACAAAAGCAGAATGTAGTACTAATATACATTGTGGATGGAAATCGGGAAATTGTTTATTCCAATCAACAACCGGACAAATAATTAAATATATTAATAAGATAACAGACGAAATAATAAATAATCCAATAAAATCAAATGAATTATTATCAATTGATAAATATTTTGTATCAGATATTGTAAATAATGATTATTATACAGAAAGAGATAATCAAAAAATAATTAAGTCAGATAATAATAATATTAATAAAATATTATCTGAATTATTTGGAAAAAATAATATTCCTATTATTGGCAAGCGAAAAATAATTAAAATTTCAAAATATATTAATGAACATAATATATCAAATCCAATAGAAAATATTGGGAAAAATTATTACCAAAATGTTCATTTTAATAATTCAATATATAGAGCATATGCTAATTGTTATTTTTGGATTAATAATAATTTAATGAGTAATATACATAGAAATTTAGGTTATTATAATCCATTACAAACAGATATTTCTAATTATTTCAAGAGTAATGTAATTGATTGGATATTAAATACTAAAAATAAAAATATATTATTAGATGAATTAGGACCTATTCTAAATTTAAATAGAGATTCGTTTATTGACGACTTTAAACAATATTTAACTAAATCAACCAATATATTAAAATCATATATAGTTGAATTATATATTTTAAGTAAAATTAACGATTTACCAATAATAATATATGATATATTTGAAAATACTATCGCTATATTCAAAAACGGTATACAATATTTAATTAATAATAAATCACTTAATAAAATAATTGAATATAATATACCATGTATAAAAATTAAATATAATATTAGTAATTTTACATTTAATAGTAATCCAACAATTATATCATCAATTTATAATATAATATAATATTATAAATGAGTAAAAAAAAATTTATAGGTGGGGGGTTTCCAGGTATTCGGTTATGTAATGATGATACAGAATTATTAACAAAGGAATCTATAATTAAACGCGAATTTTCTACAAAACTTGTATCTATTGCAAATATTCTTAAAAATAAAAGAACAAATCGACCAAATAGTGCAATTATAGTTGATAAATTAAATATTAAAGAACCAAATTATAATTCTATTGAAAATATTTTACACAATACACAAACTATTAATTACGAGTTTGATATAAATTTAATTAATAAATCAATTAAATAAAAAATAATATATCAATATTTTATATTATGAATAATAATAAATTATATACAATATATACTAATTATCTTGATATTAAATTAAATTCTACTAATATTTCATATTCAATTGAATATGAACGCCACTTAATTGGCATTTTTGATAAAAAACTAAAAATATGGTATAATGCATGGTCTATAAATAATTATAATATCAAAGATAAAAATTATAATAATTATAATAATTCTTTATCAAAAGAATTACTAAAATATGCTATAGATGCTGAAATTCATACTATTGATGATGTAATAAGAAATATTATTAAATCAATCATATGTAATTCTAAAATTTATATTACAGAATATAAAACACAACTAGAACTAATCATTGCTATATTTCTATATTTTACTAAAAAAAAATTATTTATAATAGAAAAACAAAATAATTTATTTTTCTTTTATGCACTTAATAAAAATATGCCTTTATTAAAATAATATTTTATATTATTTTTTTTGGCCTACCTCTTTTTTTCTTTATAATATTATCATCGTGTGGTTCTTTTGTTTTTATTTGTGTATCTTTATTTAATTTTTTATTCTCCTTTTTTTCTAATTTTAATTTAATTTTATTCTCAATTAATTTAATTTTATTTAATTTTTTATTATTTCTTTTTTCTTGAATTAATAAAATTTTATTTATTTTTGATTGTGAATTATCTTTTTTAATTATATCACTTTCGTCTAAATAATCGTCTATTATTTCATCATTTATAATTATTTTATCAACTTGTTTATTTAATTTTCTTATTAAAATATCTGTTTCTGATTCAATTTCAATATTCGTTTCTGATTCTGTATTTATGTCTGAATCAGACTCTATATCTGACTTATATAATGTTTTATCATTTTCTAATTCATTCGCCATCAATTTTAAATTTATTCTATAATTAAATTTATTAGTTAATTCGTCGTTTATTATTATTTTACAAAACGGAAATATTTTTTTATATGTTTTTGTTATTGTAACATCTGAAATATTAAATATATCTGATATTATTTTTTTATTTATATTTTCTTTTAATACTATTGTTGATAATAATATACTTGCTGCAGCAATTGATGTCGCTTGATGATCAGATGCTATGTCTAATTTAGTTGTATTATATGCTATTGTTTTTGCCAAGTTTATAACATCTTTTGTTAATTTTATTTTTGATCCAAATCTATCTACAAAATCAGATCCATTTGACGGTTTTATATCAAATACTATAAAATTATCTTTCATTATTTCTAGAAATTTTCTACAACCTTTTGTTATCTGCTTTATTTCTAAATTAAATATATCTGCTACCTCTTTTGTTGATCTTGGTATTTTTTGTAGAACCGAACCAAAATAAAAACATGCTGCAATTATCTGCTTGCGATTTACGCCGCGTATTATTACATTCTTCCCTTTATTTTTACCTGTTTCGTGTTTCGTCTCACGAATATTTTTATATAAAATTTTTGCATTATCAATAACCGCCTTTGTTATATTATATTTTTTACATTTAAAATCTATATCATTTAATACCTCCGCCAAACTACGCTCCCCATATGGAACACGTACCCAACTTCGTAACATCTTAATCCTCGAATATCCTTGAATATTTATAGTCGTGCCTAACGATGATTTTGGAAAAAATGCACTACTTGGTGCACTACACCGATTACTATCTGATTTTTTATCATCATAATTTGTCCATTCTGGACTATCGTCTAATATTTCTCTACTTTCTGAACCACAATCATGACAGATAAATGTTCCACAATTTGCTGTAAATACTATATTTTCTGATTTACATTCTATACAAAATTGATTAAACATATCATATTTAATTTTATTATCAGGTTTTTTATCATTTGAAAAATTATCTAAGATATCCCACAAATTATCATCATCGATTTTATCTAGAATATCTTCCATTTAAAGATTAAATAATCATATATCTTTAAATTGAAAATATATGATTATATTAACATATATAATTAAATATTCAATTTATTAATTTATTATCATATAATTAACAACATCAGATATATTATTAATATAATGATATTTAAAATCATCATTAAATAAATCATAATATTTTTGTATTATATCTTCAATTTCAATTTTATTTTCATATGGTATTAATACAGTCTTTACTCCTGCATTTTTTGCCCCAATTAATTTATATATTAATCCGCCAATTTTTGTTATATCGCCACTTAAATTCATCTCACCAGTTAATGCAATCGAGTGATTTATTGGTTTTTGTATAATTATTGATATAAAACCAATAGTAAACGCTACCCCGGCAGAAGGACCGTCTTTCGGAGTTGCTCCTTCTGGCGTATGTAAATGAAACCCAAATTTAAAATGTTCTTTTATATATTTATCTATATCCATTATATTATATTTTTGTGTATTATTACAAATATAATTACATGCTTGTGTTAATGCTACTTGTACTGATTCTTTCATAATATCTCCCATAGATCCAGTTAATTTAAGTTGAAAATCTTGTCCTATAAAAATAGGACAAATTTCAATACTAGTTATTCCACCACCACCGATAGATGTAGCATATAACCCATTAACATAACCAATTTGATCTATAGTTGATATTATTTTTTGATGATTCTTTTTGGTATTTTCAATATATTTACTCAATATTGAATAATCTAATTCTATATCGTTGTGTATTTCATCGTCTAATAATATATTTTTATTAATATTTAATAAAACTTGTTCTATTTTATGTTTTAAGTCTCTGATACCTGCTTCGGCAGTATATTCGTATATAAATTTTTTCATATCTATCTCATTGAATATTATATTATTAGTTAATCCAATATTTTCTTTTAATTCATCTATGATAAAATTCTTAAGAATTTTAATTTTATCATCTATATTATACGGTTTTACTTCAATTTCAATTAGTCTATCCAATAATACTTTATCTATTTTTGACGAATCATTATAGGATGCTATGACAATTATTTTGTCTAATGGAAAATCTATTCCTTGAAAAAATCTATCTTGAAATGATTTATTAGTATTCGGATCTGTTAAATGAATTAATATATTAGTTATTTCGTTAATTGATCCATGTTTTAACCCAGTTTTATCTAATTCGTCAAAATACATAATACATCTATTATTATTTACTTCGCACATTTTTCTAATAATTAAACCTGGCTGTGACCCAGAATATGTATACCCGTGTCCTATTAATAATTCGGCATCATTTTGACCACCTAATGTAATCATTATCATCGGAATATCTAATATTTTTGACAATGACGTTGCTATTAAAGTTTTACCAACACCAGGGGGTCCAACTAACCCAATACTTGTTCCAGTACTATTTGGATTTGAAATTAATCTAGTTAATATTAAACTAATTTGTTGTTTAACATTTTCATGCCCATATGTAATTTTATTAAAATTTATATCAAAATCATTTATAAATTTTCTTGCTTCGTTTTTTGATACATGTAACTTATTAAATATATTATCATCGTTATGCATTGTCCATGGAAATTGTAATATTGTTTTAACATAAGTTAACTGTTTATTATAATCATTATTATTTAATTTCATTTCATTGATTTTTTCTAATGTTAGTGATCTAATATATAATGGAATATGTGTACAACTTGCTAATTTTTTTTTATGATCTATTGTGTCAAAATTAAGTTCATTTAATTTATCTAATTCTATTTTTAATGTTTGATTTATTTTTTTTAATTTTATTTGATTACAAAAAACTAAATTATCATATATAATATCAGATACCGAATAAAAATTTATTTTTTTATCTTTTAATAATGAAAATAATGTCCCAGCTACAATAACATTATCGTCTGATCCAAATAATAATAATTTAATAGTTTCATACCAATCAAATAATTTATTATTTTTTCCAATAAAAATTTTCATTAGAGATGGAAAAGATTTATTATTAATTTCATTAAATTTGTTGTGAATAGTATTTAAATATTCTATAAAATTAGCAATAGGATATACTATAATTTCTTGTATTGAACAATATTTTAAATATTTGTGTTTAAATATATCAGATTTATGCAATATATCTTCAATCTGTTTTTTCTTTTGAAATATTTTATTATACATAGATATATTCATTAATCTGATATTAATCTGCAATGAATCAAGTTTAAAAAATCCACATATTTTAAATGATTTATTACCTAAATTTAAATACATATTAAATTTATTATCTAGCAATTCTTCATTCTCATTATCTCGAGCATGTTTAATATAAATTTTTTTTGTAAAAAAATCAGAATTATTTTGAATGATTTTTAAATCATTTGGTGTATATATTATATTATCTACTATTTCAATACGAATCGGTGTAAATATATTATTATATAAATTAAATAATTCTCTTTCATCATTTAATAATATATCGTTTAAATTATATACAATAAAAATATCATTTAATTTTTTTGAACCTATATTTTCCATTAGGTCTTTTATATTTTGATTAATAAATTTTAATGGAAATAAAATTTTATCATTAATTAATAAATTTTGATTATTCGGAATTTTATATAATAAACACAAATATTCATATATATTTTTATAGTTTGTATTTAATATACCCAATTTTATAATAAAATCACTAAATATATAATCATCGTCAGAGCAATCATCAAGTATATGTCCATTATTATTTAATGTATTAATTATTTTATAAATATCACTTAGTCGTATATTATATTCATTAATATAAATTATATTTTGTTTATACAATAATTGTATATGTGATTGTAATCTATTTAATAATTTATTATACTTATTATATTCTATATCGAAACAATATAATTTAAAATCTTTTAAATTAAAATTCATTAAATGATTATATATTATATAATCATTTAATTTTTATAAATATTAAATTTAAAATATAAAGTTATTTAAACGCGTTTATAATACTAATATTTTATATATACATATTATAAATGACTAGTATTAAAGAAACTTGCACTGAACCTGAAACTGAAATAAAAACAGAAACAGTTGAAAATATCAATGAAACTGAAACTGAAATAAAAACAGAAACAGTTGAAAATATCAATGAAACTGAAATAAAAACAGAAACAGTTGAAAATATTAGTAAAAAATGTAATAGATCATTTAAAGTAAAATTAGAGAACGACGGGCCTCAATATGGCAGATATAATGGGGATTCTCCATATCAGGCGGCAAATAAAGCATTATCTGAAATCATTCGAACTCGGGTAAAAAATAATCAACCAATCGATAATGATATTACATTTTATTTAGTTGAATCAACAAAAGGAAGTTGTAAAAAATGTCATCAATATACTGGGAAAAGAATTAAACTAGATAATCCCGTATCATATACTGTTAGAAGTGGCGATAAACAACAAATCATTACAAAAGAATTTAAAAATCTATTGCGAAAAATAAAAAAAAACAATATACCGGATGTTTTAACTTCTACTAATATACCTAGAGTTTTAACAGAAGTTAAAACTGAAACTGTTAGTTAATAAAATTTAATTTTAATTATAAATATATTTATAATTAAAATTATAAAGTTATTTTATATTATAAAATGAATTATAATAGTAATAAATGTTATGCTGATTTTACTCAATCAACTAAAACATATCAAAAATTAGAAAAATCAAAATCTAATATTATGGATGTTGTTAGCTTTGCTCCATTTTTAATGTGGAATGAACATGATTCAAAATATTTTGAAAATGTTGGAATAAATAATAAAATAGCAATGAATGATAATACTATTTACGATACATCCAAATCATGTACTGATAGTAATAATTATACAGATTTGATGACAGAAGCATTTTTCTCTGTAGAAAATATGGATATAATACAAAATATGTTAATTAAAAACGTATTTTATAAATCAAATGAACGTTTAAGAATAAATAAGATAAAACAAGAAACATTAATTCAAGTAATGAATAGTATATGGACAAATCATTGTAGATTTTTACCATATAATCATAAAGAACAAATAAGAGAATTAGATAATAAAGTATCAGATTATTTAGTACCACTATTGTTAAATGAAGAAAAATTTTATTTAAATTATTTAAGAGATTCAAATAGAACTAATTTACCACAATTAGAAAGACCAATTATGATAGTAAAAGAAAGAAAACAACAATTACCAAGTTATTACTAGTCAAATAATTTGATTGTATATGTTTCTAATATGGTATTTTGTTTTCCCGGTTCATAATATTGTCTAACATTGCTATGAAATGCTTTTAAATTGTCAAGTGGTACCGGGACCTCGTCTAATTTATTAGTTGTATCGTCTTGTTTATCTTCTAGACTGTATATTATATTTTTTTTTCTTATAATTTTCGCTATACTATGATCTTCTGCATTTACTTCCATAAATATTACAAATAAAGATATCTGTTTTGTGTTATCAAAATAACAACATATTGTTCCACGTTGTGTATCTGGAGATAAAGGCGAATTTGATATAAAAGTACTCTCAGTTTCTGTTAATTTAGTACCAATTCTAGTATGTAAAAAATCATAAATATTTTCTGTCATTATAAACATTGGTAATCCTTTTATTTGCTCACGCAACTCCTTTTGTATTATATCTCTATCTCCATCTCCATTGTATTTTTTAGTATTCCCAAATATACTGGTTCTAATACTTTCTATTTTTGTTTTAATCTTATTTAACTTATCAATAAACTCATCAGTTGGAGGAACTCCACCACTATTTGTAAATGTACTTCTAAATTGATCTCCATCAAAAACACTTATTATTTTATCTAAACATAATTTATATATTTCTCCTTGATCGTTGGTATCTTCGAATAGTGTTCCTTTAATTTTATATTCTATCTCCCGTTGTTCCTGAGCATCCATATCTTTTGTCTCCGTTTTTACGTCAGCAAAATTCGAATCAATTAATACCAAATATCCATAATTTGGAACATAGTAGTCAATGCCGTCAATTACATATTTCCAAAGTCCAATATTATGTTCCCCTTGGTTTAAATCTTTAATATATACATTATTTTCTAAACTAAATTCTGTAAACATTATTTGTTTAGATAACATTATTAACATACTTATAAATAATTGAAAAAATATAGATCCCCATACTTTATCGTCGTGGTATCCGTGTTGTATCATCTTTTTTATTGGACCATTCGACGATGTATAAGTTCGAGTAGCCCAATTACGTATAAGTTGTGTTGGTGCTTCAGATAAAATAACTAAACATTTACCCGAATGCAACTTTTTAGTGTCATTAGTTAATTCTTCTATAAAAAGTTGTAGTTTTTGGTCTGTTGTTAAATCGCCTGGTATTTTTTTTAGTTTTTTATATTCAGGAATTTTTGCATCATACATGCTTGGTTTGGTAAGTACTAAGTTATTTGCTAGGTCATCTATATATAATTTATTTCTAAGGTCGGTATTTGATTTTACTACTTTTACACTTCTATTATAGTTAGTACGTATAGATTCAAATTTCTTAAAATCTATACCAGTATTTTGTGTAATATAATTCGAATGTATTGTTATAAAATTTGGCGATATCCCCGTTTTAATTATTTCTTCTCTAATATATTGATAATAATCTAATTCGCGCCATATATCTGACTCAAATCTATGACCATTATGTTTTGACTCGTCGAACTTATTTAATAAATAAATTCTTACATTCATTCCAACATTAGATACTGCACAATTAATTGTATTATGACTACCCATTTTAATTGGATAACAAGAACGATACATTACAAAATTATCGGCAAATGTTTTATATTGATTGCCAGTAATAGCACTATAATGGTATGGATTCGCTTCTAGTAATTTTACATGTGATAATAAATTTATTATTTCTGATTTACTATTATTAATCTCACCGCCGTTTATATTTATTTCTTCTCCGTCTCCATTTTTTATAAAAATTGACCGAATATAATTATGTAAAATCATTCTTTCTTTTATTGTATTAAATGTATTTAATGATACATTTCCATTGGATGGTAAAATATCTTCAAATAAATTTGCTATCTTGGTAATATCACCATTGCCATTTCCTAAACTTATATTATATTTTTTTATAATTGGAACATTATTTGGTGTAAATTGCCACGGTATCATTGCATTTGTTGCTAATGGATAATATGGATTAGGTATTGGAACATATGCCGATGGATATATTTCTGGCATGGTGGGTTTCATTGCTGACTGTAATGGTTGATTTAATTTTAATTCTAATAGTGGTTCTGTTTGTTGATTTTGAATTTGTTGTTGTTTATATTCAATATTTGCTTTAAAATTATCCTGTTCTATTTTTTTTATGGGTCTATCTCTCTTCTCTATTATTAATTGTTGATTTGTTTTAAACGGAGTTATCTTATTATCTCTGTATTCTGGTATTATTCTCACCCCCCCAATTTGAGAATTAGAATTTAAAAAAAAAAATCATCATTGTTTTTTGACGCCCTTTTTAATTTTGACTCCTTTTTTAATTTATATTTTGCACCACCTGTTTGAGCTTGTATTTGCGATTCTCGCATATCTTGATCTTGCATATGATCTTGCGATTGCTCTTGCATTTTCGGTTCTTGTTGCCCTTGCATTTGCGATTGCCCTTGCATTTGCGATTCTTGCATTTGCGATTCTTGCATATGTTGCCCTTGCATTTGCGATTCTTGCATATGTTGCCCTTGCATTTGCGATTCTTGCAAATGTTGCCCTTGCATTTGCGATTC